CCGTGCTTGCGACCGAATTGATCACGGTTTTTCCGTTTAGCAAGGCGCTGTCAGCCGCTTTGGCACCCGAATTTAGCTTCGTTGCCGCCAGATCATAAGCACTCTTCACTGCAGCCGCCGATGCAGGTGCAGAAATATCCGTGCTTGCGACCGAATTGATCACGGTTTTTCCGTTTAGCAAGGCGCTGTCAGCCGCTTTGGCACCCACCGCTAAAAACTCTAGGGTATCAACACCGGCGGCATAATCGATCACACCGTCGACGATCCTGTGGATAAGCACCCATCCCGCACCGTTCCAGTACCTTGTCTCTGACCAGAGTGCGGCGCTGTTGAACTGTGTCACCTCGTCTTGAGCGATTTTTCCGCCTGCAGGCGCTGAGTCTGCCGTTACATCACTCCATACGACAACGGCAACAGGGATATAATACCCCCGTGATCCACGCACCCCTTGAGTTCCCGTAGGACCTTGTATCCCTGCCGGTCCGGTCGGTCCGGTAAGTCCTTGCGGTCCGGTCGGTCCCATGTTTCCCGTCGGTCCGGCAGCACCTTGGTTTCCGGTAACGCCTTGCAAACCTTGCAAACCTTGCGGTCCTGCTGGTCCTTGCGGTCCTTGTATCCCTTCCGGTCCGGGAAGCCCCGTATCTCCTTTTCCAAAGACTATGCCCGCCGACCAGTCTCCTGCGGTATCAGAGTTCTTGATGTAGAGGTTTCCTGCAGAGGTATCAAGGTATGAGAATGGGATAAGCGCCGTGTCATACACCGCCCTTCCTGCAAGCGTACCCGTCGCCGATACGGTAAACGAGCTACCGTCTGCACCTTTTGGGCCTTGTACCCCTTGGATGCCCTGTACCCCCTGTGGACCGGTCAAACCCTGATCACCTCTTGTGCCCTGCAAGCCTTGCGGTCCGGTAGCGCCCGTTGCCCCTTGAGGACCCGCTATTCCCTGCGGGCCGATAGGAGGGTTATACGTCACCATCTGCTCATAAAGATACTGGGCTTGCGCCGCCGCCGTCTGGGCAAGACCGCTATTGGTCTCCGTGTTGTTGGCCAGATCTATTGAGCGAAGGATAACGCTGTTAGCAGGGCCGAGTGCCAAGTCGTTTCCTACAAGGTCGATGTTAAAATAGTGCGGGCTTATCGCGCTCTCCGCCGCCGTTACCGCTGTGTGTTTGGCTACGATATCGGAGTAGTTCGCGAGGGCTTCTCTGACTTCATCTATAAACTTTGGCATCTACATCATCTCCAGTTCACTACAGGTGTATGATGAACCGAGCATATCCTGTATCCTTTGATCCACGCTTGCCATAAACAGGTCCGTATTAAACCCGTCTTGATAATCCTCAAATGTCTTGATAAAACTGGCGTACTGCGTAACAAGGACCGTACTGATGCTTGCCCAGTAATCCTCAAGTATAGAAATAAAGGAGCATATATCTATGTCAATGACCTGTATACCGTTTAGCAGGGTATACAGGTCAACATTTCCCGCACCGTTGAGTACCTCAAACTCTACATTTGGGAGTTCGGATGCCGCGTCAAAACCCATCTCGTAATAACAGGAGATCTGTGATATCTCTGTAATATAAAAGTCAGAAGAGAAGTTTCCGATGTTATCCGTGGTGAGCGTAAACGTAGAAGGGATCTCCATATCAATATCAAAGGTGTCAAGCTCCACCCCGTATCTGTTCTTCAAGGTAAAGACGATATCTCTTAAGGCGTAGTCCACCCCTGTCAATGTCTTTATATTTCCCGATACCGATCGTATTGAGCCCGTATCGATGATAGAGATAAACTCCGTGATATCAACATCAAAGGCTCCACTGCTTATCTCTAGTTGCGCCGGCGCAATTTCAGGATTACTTAAAAGCGTAAGTTCATAATAACAGTACACATCCGAGTCCAATGTCTCATACAAGGAGATCGAAAATGAACCGTTGACGTCAGTGGTGACCTCTTTTTTAAAATACACAAGTGTATCTTTCTCAAAGGTATCATACGCAACGCCGTATCTGTCTTTAAGGGTGAACAATAGTACCGAGTCTGCATAAGCACTCCCGTCGGGAAGCGTTATCGTACCTGTTACGTTTCTCATGCTCGTATAATAAAATATAGCTCTTTTATATTATAGGGCTGTAAATCGGGGGCGGGCTGCTTTAGGGAACCGGACGTCCTAACGGACAATTACTCTTATGCACACCTAGAGTCCAGTTTTTTCAAGGCGATATCCTCAGCCTTTTGAGCCTGTCGCTTCTTGTATCGCTGTACCGTCTTTGTCGATACTCCTGCCTTGGCGGCTATGGAGGTGTTGCTTATCTTTGAACCTCGAAGGCCAAGGATCTTAATCGCCTCTTCTATCTTCAGTTCCGTCTTGATCATCACCTTCTCTCGACTCAGCTCTGCGGACTTGGACTGCTTCTCAGGCAGGGTCATCCCATCCTTGAGATACTTTGCGTAGGCCCCTCTGTTTTTGCCTTGGTTGTTTCCGAAATTGTGCCGGTTCTCTATGCAGAAGGTGTAGATTGATCTTACGATATGTTTTGTTTTAATGGGCTCATCAAAGCTCTCATTGATGGCGTCTGCCTCGCTTCTTAGCCACGTAAGAAAGCCGTCTTCATCCACTTGGTTGACCATCTTGTAAGCGGGCCGTCTGAGAGACTCAAAGAGGGAGATGTGCCGGCTTCCTATAGGATCGGTGAGCTCTGCTTTGAGGGGCGTATTTATCTTTGGAAGATAGGATTGAAGGTCAGCAAGGGTGTAGGAGCTGTCGATGATGATAGGCTCAAAGAGCGTGGTGTTGTAGAAGTTTTTGGTAAAGGTGTTTGTGTAGGCCACGTCGCCCTTGAGCATGGAGCGCATCTGCATAAGGATGGACTTGGCCCATGCGTAAGGCTTGTACTGCTCTTTGTCTACGGGAGACTCCAGAAGATAGACAAGGTGGCATTTTCTATCAAACTTGTTGAAGGTCTGGATGCTGGGCTGGGGAAGCCCGAGCTCATCCCACAAGAAGGCATCCTCCGCATCGTCGATATCAAAACACAGCGCATTGATAACACGCTTGTTATTGATACGAAACTGGGACACGGCAGGGTTGTTCTTGATGGATGATTTATAGTCTTGGGTCCAGTCGTGCGTCTTGATCTGATCAAAACGCGGAAGTACCCTGTATAGCTTGTCCGTCGCCGTCACCTCATAGCGGCGGCCTTTCATCAAGCGGCATGCGGTTATGCATGAAAAATGGTAGGTTCATCTCTTTAGGCTATGTTAAATTTTTTAAAGGGGTCTGTTAAAAGAAAGTTTCCGAACCACGCCAATAGTCGAAAAGCTTTCTGATATCCTTTGATCAGCCTCCCGAAGGAAGGGCCGATCTCAACTATTGGCGTGGCCGATCAAAAGATATGAACGTATTATAAACTTTTTTATGCTCATCTGTCAAGTTAAATTTACGCGGGCGTAAAAAAACCCCGCTTAAAACACGTTCTCGTAAGCCTTTTGTGCCTTTTTGATTCGTGCATCTTCTTTGGCGACCCTATCTTTCTCAAGCCCCAAAACGTCTTTTTGGTACTTGTTTGTCAGGTAGGTCTGATAAACACCGGCGATGCCCTGCGTTACCGCGCCGATCCCTTGGAGGGTACTCCCGATGTTCTTCGATGAGAAGAGGTCGCCGTAATCCGTCTTGGCAGGAGGCTTCACGCTATCATTGACGACATTCGTCTTCACCGCACCGGCGTCCAAGACGGCGTTTGCATCCGAAAAGATATCTTTTGTGTTATGTATCGGATCGACTCCCGATTCAAGGACATACTTCCATTCCCCGTTTACCATCTTTAATCCCATTATAATACTCCGTATTGTTTTAAGTAGTTACTGCTTCCGGCCATCGTGGCATCCTCTCTGCCCGAACTCATCCTGTCAAGATCGCGTATGCGTCTGTTCGCCATGGCATGCATCTTGACGCTGGGATCATAAATATCCGTTACCGTATGAAACAGAGATCCCGCCCCGCCGTTATACAGTTCGCCCCCTGCCATCGCCTCGTACCACACCGTATGGTCCGTGTAGAGTCTGAACCATTGGTCCGTGAGTGCGCGACCTTTTTTTAAGAACTCTGCGGCTTTTCTCCGGTACGCGTCTAGCATGCTCTTGTAGTTTTGCCTCGCTTCTAGAATAGACTCTATGCCGGTATAGGTCTGATGCGCGCCGTATCCTGCGTTTGCGATGTTGATAGCACCCTCAAACGCCTTAAACCCCTCGACCGCCATATCTGTCTCAGAAAGCAGGGTCATCACCTCATAAGAGGCATACAGGGCGGCGGCGACCTGTATGCTCATCTGGATCTCTGCCGCATACTCTTCGATGTAGTCTGATCCGAACACGCCGGTCTCGACCGCTGCGACCAGATCGATGGTCTCAGATAGGATGGAGCTCTTGTTATACTGCTGATCGAGCATGATGATCCCCGAAGCGATCAGGGCCGGATTAGCCGTAAAGGCACCCGCGATAACAGCCAAAACACCGATGGCGGCATTGGCAAGGGAGAGGAGGCCGTCTCTAAACATTGTCCAGTCTCCCTCAAGCGCACCCCGTGCGATGTCTAAAATATCGGAGCTTACCCCGCGCCTTAGATTTCCCGCAAAGTTCCCTATCGCTTCAAAACCGCCCCCCAGCTTTTCGCCTAATCTCTCAAGACCGGTCTCCACCAGCATACCAAGGGGGTTGATGATCCACGATATCTCGTCCAAGTGCTCTTGCACGTAGTCTAATGAGTCATCGGCAAAGTCCTTAAAATCACTAAAGGCATCATCGAAAGCGTGGCCCACATTGTCGACCGCATCGCTTATGGAGTGGCCTATATCCTCAGCGACATCGGCAACATCGTCCACCGCGTCTTTGATACTGTCGACTATTCCGCCCACTTTTCAACCCCTCTTTTAAGGTCATCGCCAAATCCGATAAACTCATACACTCCCTTCTCCTTGGTGGGCCTGATATACCTGTCAAACGTGCTCGTATCCTCGCTTTTGATATAGATCTTCCCTTTCATCTTTGAGAAGGTGTTTAAAAAGAAGAACAGAGAGCTCGGCTTTCTTCTGACGCTCTCATCCAGCCAGTAGTAACTCAGGCTCCATCCAAAAGGGCGAATAAGCGCCATAAAGATACCGACGATCTTCCCCTGCGATCGCATCACCCGCGTGATCCCATTTTTTTGGTGTTTGTGGACCTTCTTTTTAAGCTCTGTGTCTTTGACGATGGGGTAGAGTATCGCTACAACATCCTTCACATCGTCTCTGCTTATGGGTTCAACATGAAACACGACAGGCTCCGTAAAAGTTACCAAGCCCCGCCGCACTGACAAGGACCTCTTTCCCTTCAAGCGCCTCATCTTCAAGCGCCATACACAGCTCAACACAGGCGCTCACGCCTTGCGAATGTCCGATCAGGCTCTTGTACTCCACCCGAAGCTTGTTTTTGCCGTAGATCTCGTCTATGGCGCCTGATTCTGCCTTGGTGTTGTTTTCAGTTCCCGTACCGTGCATCTTGACGGCATCGATGCCGCCTTGCATCTTCATCGCTTTCTTGTACCCTTGAACAGAGAAGCAGAAGGCGCTGGAGTCCTTATGCCACGCCCAGTTCACTTCGGATATGCAGTGTTCGCTCTTGCGTTTGGAAAGTCTTAATATCACTAAGCCGTCCGAGCAGGTGATGGGTATGTTCTGCTGTTCAAAGAGCAGTATCTCTGCGGGTTCGACCCACTCCTCCCCGTAGATGATCACATCATCATACCCGCGCTCAAGAAGTGACTTTGCCTCATAGATGGCGTACATGCCCGAGGCGCATGCGTTTGCGTTGATGCTCAAGAAGTCCACCTCGATCTTTTTGGCGATGCGCGATGCAAGCAGACCGCTTTGTGCCATAACGGGATATTTTCCGCGCTCGTTGACCCCGTAGTCCTTTCGCATGCTGTGATGCTCTAAAGCCCCGCCTATATACAGCAGGGCGGTTCGTCCCTCATGCTTAAAGCGCTCCAGCTCTTTTGCGTAGAGCCGGTCGAAGACAGAGGCCATCCCCTGCTCTCTGCTGTGCTTGGTCTCAGAGATGATCATATGCTCATCGTTTTTTAGGTCTGAAGCCTTGTAGAAGTACTCGTGAAGGTAGATCTTGCCGGCTTCGTAGGCATCAATGCGGTTGATGATATCTGCCATTGTCAAGGTTGCATACTCTATGGACTGGATATACTCCAGCGTGAAGATACCGTAGGCTTCATCCAGCTCCATCCAAAACATCGCGTAAGAGAAGCTGTCCATATCCGAATCAAGAAGGTAATCCTCTGCACTCAGCGCCTTTGCCTCTCTGGATAGAAGTGCCTGATTTATGCGATCAAGGGTACTCATCTTACACCACCGTTGTCGGTATCGCAGTAGGCACGATTGAATAGTTACTTATATAGCTGGCCCCCGTTACGGGGATACTGTCGATGCTTGTCTTGATATCCAAAAGGTGTGTCTCCGTCAAGGTGTAGGCGTCATCCGTTGCCATCACCTGACCCCACCCTACCTTGAAGTCTGCTTTTTTTAAGATCATATTGTCCTTGTTGGCCTGAAGGGTGATCTCCTTTCTGGCCTCCTCGAAACGGGCATTTTCATAGGTGGCCAGCGCCGTCTGGTTTTTGACGGTGATGCTGGCTTTGATATCATTTTGACGCAGCTTCTCTGTCGTCTGCTGAAGCACTGCGATGGCGACCTGCTCAGTAACGAGTCCGGTCTCGGCATTTTTCTTCGCAACGTCTGCGGCAGTAAGAAGCACCTGCTCTGCGATCAAAAGACTCTCATTTGCTTTCTTGGATGTCTCTGCCGCAGAGTAGAGTACCTGCTGGTCGACAAGAAGTTTTTCGGCATTGATCTTTGCCCTCTGGGCATCGGCAAGCAGCGCTTCGGAACTCTTCTTCTTGGTCTCCGCATCCATGAGCAGCATACTCTTTGACATCTCTATAATGTCACGCATGATGCCCATGGTCAACGTCGTCTCATGGTTGGCATAGATCTTCATCTTCTCGTCATCGTCGATACTGTAATCTTGCATCTGGGTAAGTATCGCCTCTCGCGATCCCTGTACCAGAGCGTTCGTGTTTACGCGGGCTGAAATTTCATCTATGTTGCTAAGCAGACTGGTGAGGGGTTCGGTTGTTGCCATGTTTAAATCCTATTATAAGTGGTCTTGAGTCTTCCGCCGTTTCGATGTTTTCTTCTGCGTCGCTTCTCATCTTCCAAAGCTATGGTGTACAGATCAAGAAAGTCTTTTGATTTGGACCGGCTATCTTTGGAGGTGGGTACCTGATGGCACAGATGCACGGCGTAATAGATAAGCGCCAGCTTTGCCGTCTGCCGGACATGCACCACATCCTTCTCTCTTTGCACGGGAGTAAAATAGTTATAGCTTAACCTTATATCCGTACCGCTGAATGCGGGGGCGGGGTACAGGGTTAAACTGTCGTCGGTGAAGACGACATACCTTTTGTCTTTTTCAAGGATCTCTTCGTGATCGTCCATCCAGTCAAAACTCTTGATCTCATACCTTCCATCCTCGCCTTTTACCGAGATAGACGATATGAAGTCCAAAGGAAGGGAATAATCGCTTATGCCAGATATGCTTGCTATGGAGATGCGCTTTTTATGCTCTAGGAGTTCACCGCTTACGACACGGATGGCCTCGTTGATGGCGTCGATGATCTCACCGTTTTGCCATTTTTTTTTAGCCTCGTCCTTGAGTTTGGCGCGTATGGGAAGCAGAAGGTCATAAACGATCATATCAGCTGTTCTTCTCTTTGATGTACTTCATAAGGTCTGATAAGAGCGTCTTCGTCGTCTTGTTTCCGGCCTTGATCGGGGTCAGTTTAATGATCGCGCTCAGGGACTCTCTGAAGAGGTCGTTCTCTTTTTCAAGTACGCTATTGCTACGGTTGCTGGCTTCAAGGTCTAAGCTCTGCTTGGCGTTAAGCGCAGACATCTCTTCAATGGTGCTCTCAAGATCTGCATTGATCTTCTTGGCCTCGACCAGCCTGCCAAAGAGGGAGTGGCACTCATCTTGACATGCCTGAAGCAGGCTCGTATCGGATTCAGACGTCGCATTGTCACCCTCTACCGGAACAAAACTAGGACGTTTGCACATAAGGATAGACTCGCTTGCACTGACGGTTACGGTATCATTGGACTCAAGCATAGGACGCTCACGCCCCTTGATACCCCACATTCGCTGAGTTGCTTCACCGACATAGCGGATGCGTCTTAGGTTGGGTTCATGATGCGCCATGCTAGTGCTCTGTTTCCTGAGAAGAGGGAAATATAAACTCAACAGCCACCAAAACGCGCCCCGTCGTCGCACTTGCCGCCGTCACGGTAGCGTAAATACCGCGCTCGTTCTCCACTACTTCATGCACGTACTCAGAGCTTTTCCCGCCCACCGGCTTAACGTCTACCGCGTTCATGAGCAGCGTCTTGTTTCCCGTGTGACCGACCGAGATCGTTGCGCCCACAGAATCAAAGGCCGCTGTCGTCGTGACGCCCACCTTAACATAAGCGCCCTCGGGCGCCTTTGCGATAAGCTGTTCAACGCCCACCTTGGACACATCGATAACCCCAAACACATAACCTGTTTTTTTATGGATAATTTGTTTCATGCCTGACCCCTTACAGTTTTGTTGAAGCTACGAGCATCGTGCCGTAGTCTTTGTTGTGGTATTTGCTCTTTTGCTCCAGCGCCGTCTTACCGTAGTAGCGCGCTTTTTCAAAGGCGTAACCGCGAGAGATGGCGATCTTCATCTTTCGGTTGAAGTCATACCCCTCTTCGTGATACTCGAAACCCGTATCCATAGGCAAGAACGAAGAACCCGCACCCAGCATCAGGTTAAGTTCCGTCTCGATACCGCCCACACCTGCGTACTGATCGAATCCTGTCGCATAATCTTCAAACCCTGCCGTTGCCGACGTCAAGATACCCGCTTCCGTAGCATCCCAGCTGTTCCACTCAAGGAACAAGATACCGTCTGTGATGTGACCCATCTGACCCGAAAAGATAGGGTTTGAATCACCTCTGTTGTTCGCGCTCTCCTGCTTGGATACCCACTCAGGATCGTCTTTTAGCTGTTCCGCCGCATAGGGGCCAAGGATCATAAGGCGAAACTCCTCTTTGATCGGGATTCCCTCGATGTTCTTATGTTTAACCACAAAAGGACGAAGTTTCGGGTGGATGGCGTTGTTTCCGTCAAACCCCTGCTTGGAACGTTTAAGCGCGTGTCTTGCCGCACCCAGCGTAAAGACGTCGCCTGCCGTCATCGCCGTCGTGTCATTTTGGGCATGCACCGGTGTCGCGCCGGCCTTACATGCGACGATGTTAGAGCAGTTCTGCGTCAACTTGGCGGTGATGATCTTTTCTGAACGGTGGCCCGCCCACATCTTCAGATCTTCTTGGGCACTCTCGCGAAAAGAGTCCACATGCTTCTTCTCGCGAAGCGTCTTGTTCTGCGACTGCAGCGAGTTTCCGAACTCATCATACTCTACGGGCTGGTAGAGGTACTTCTGATTGTCGGTGTTCTCATCGAAGTCGGCATTTCCCTTGACCCCTGTTCCTTCAAGTTCGACACGAAGGCCCATCTGAGCCGTTGCCGTCGATCCGTCAAAATCGGACGATGTTCGGATAATGGACCACGGCCCTTTTCCCATCATCGGGTTAAAGAAGTTTGACTCCGTAGCCGCTACGGTGATCTCTCTTCCATACTTTTTTTTCTGATCCGGATCGTTTTCTAACCAAGCCGTGATGTTTGCCATAATTTTTCCTTTTTAACGTAGTCCGATGGATTTAAAATAATCCCCATCGGTCACCTCTTTTAACGCCTTGGACTGTTTAAGAGCGAACTCTTTAACCCTCTTCTGGCGCGACTCGTCGTTCATGATCTCCTGAGCATCTTTCAATGTCTCAAAGTCACGTTCTGCTTTCCATATCTCTTCGTCGCTGTCGCTTTTTTCTGTAAGTATCATTATCTAAGTCCTATGCTCTTAAGGTATTCCCTATCGTCTCCCCCTTCAAGTGGATTATCACTTGAAGCGTGATTTGTCCCTTCAAAGTCAGGAGGAAACTCCTCCTCTTTTTTCGCAGGTTGGGCATCTTTGTTCATGAGGTCATAGATGAACTTGATGCGCTCCACTGGGTTCTCTATCTCCTTCATCTCATTCTTCTGACGCGGACTCATATCTTCGTTATGAAAACTCAGTATCGCCTCTTTATCTGCCTTGGGGTTATCCGCCAAGAAGGAGGAAAAGGCATCATTTCCTGCCTTGTTGCTTCGCTGATCTTCTACGGCAGATCGCTTGGCTTCAAGGCCGGCCTCGTTCTCCTTCAGCTTGGCCTCGATGAACTCGCGCTTCTTAGCAGAGACCAGATCAAAAAACTTTCTCGGGTCTTCATCAAATCTAAGCTCCATCTCTTCGGGAGTGAGAAGGGTCGACATCTCTTTGGCAAACTCGCCGTCTAGGCTATCTGCTAAAGAAGCGTGCTGACTCTCTGCCAGCTCAAGCTCCGCCTCAGACTTCGCCAGCTCTCTCATCTCATCTTCTTGAGAGTAGGCCCCCTCCGGCGGAGTATTCTCTTGGGGAGGGTTCTGCGGATCGGGAGGGTTTCCCCCTTCAGGCGGATTCAAAAGTTCGTTAATGTCCATAAGGTCTCCTCTAAGGTTCTTCTGTTTTCTCGGATTACCGATTGATAAGGAAAATTTTGACAAAAGAAAGATTTATAAAATAGGGTGGTAAATCGGGGGCGCTACTGTTTTTTTAGTTTTTCGGCCTCAAGCTGAAGGTTTATCTTGTTCTGTTTCATGATGCGGGAGAACTTGTATTTCCCGATCTTCATCTGCGTGTTGACATTTTTCCACGAGGGGATTTCTCCCCTGCCCAGACAGGCGCTTATCGCATCGATAACATTCTGTTTCTCCGTAGGCATTCCTAAATATTCTCGCATCCTCTCTTCGAGATGGGAACTTAATTTCTTATCTCCCGCGATGATCTTCGTCTGTTCGACGACGCTCTCTAAGATAGTCATGTTCGGAGCTGAGACCTTCACCACTCATCCTTGAGGGTGCATGATAAGATCAATCTGCATAAAGGTCTCCACCCATCTTGAGAACGATATGCCGGCAATACGGGACCTTCTTTGTATCTCTTCGATAAGCTCCGGAGAGAAGGTGAGGCTGCGAACGGGTATCCTCGGGTCTTTGGTCAACTTCTCTTTTCTGAAACTCTCTCCCTTACGCCTTCCCATCTGATATCTCCTTGTGTTTGTTTTGTTTGGATGCCTCTTTGCTCTTTTGTATCATCTCCAAGAGCTCATCGTCTGATTTTGAAGCGATCACCTCCGTGGTGATGCTGTCGCCGTTTAGGTTCTGGATGATGATGTCGGGGTTCTTTCCGTGTTTGATCTCATACACGTCTTTAAGCATCGTTATGTAGGTTCTAATGGTACCTATGTTCGTCGATGTGTCGGCAAATTTCTTCGCCATCTCGAGGGCACGACCCATCTCGCTCTGCATCAAGGTCGCATCAAGGCTCTTAAAGACAAGCTGTTTTGCCACCATGTCGGAGTATTCGCTACCGGTGTCGACAAGACCGGTTTCAGGACTTGGATCTATCGTGTCCAAAAGCCCAAGGTTCGACGCTTTTCTCACGGCCTCCATCGCCGTATCTTCAAGCATGGTATCGATCTGTTTTCCGACTTTCTTGAACTTGTTCTTCTGCCACGCCTCTTTGCTGGACCAGTCCTCTATGGTCTTTTTAGGGACACCCAGATGCTTTAGCTTCTCCCACACCTCTTTTACCGACTCATTATGGGTCTCATAATATGCCCTGATAGCATTTTTTACACTGGGATCATGCGCCATATTTAGCTCCTTCGTCTAGATGTTCCACGACTTCTTCTTTCTCTTCTTGCTCGGTTTTTTTACGCCGGCGTAATGATCAGAAGAGTTCACCTTCTTTGCCACGCATTCAGGCTGTGAGAAGGGTGTTGACGCCGCATCGATCACGTTATCCGTATTGTGTTTTTTGGAGGGGTCGAATGCCTTGGCCTCTTTGAGGAACTGATCCATTCCCCTGCCGTTGCTTCTGAGTTTAATCTGAATGAGGTTGGTGTAAGGCTTCATCTCCATGATCTTCTGATTCTTGGATACCTTGTTGTCAACCTTAAATACGATGATCTCATTTTTTATCAGGTCTTCACCCTTGGATCTGAGCTGGGCGTTTCGCATCGCTATGCGCCGCTCAAGGACACGATGGGCTACAATCCCGCCCCCCATGTTCTCGATCAAAAGCGGGGCACTCGGGTAGGATCTCATCCAATATATCATCTTGTCGGCAAAGTCATGAACCTCCCATTTACCGTGCTCTACGTCCATGATGACAATGTTCTCTATCTCCTCTTCGTTGATACTCCATCCCTCGACGACGATAGCCCTGTCATCGGCTCTTTCACTCTCGGATACGGCAGGGTCAACACAGATATAGAGGTTCTGTTCGGGAATATCGAAGTCGCCTATAAAGGGGAAGTTCTCTTCTACCCAGTAGCCCGCGTTCTTTATCTCGGGATCTTGCTGCATCTGTATGTCGAACTGCTCTTGCATCTCCCGCTTGAGTATCATTAGCTCATCATAATTATGGCGAAGCATGAACAGGGGCTCCATCTCCTTTCTCTCGTAGCGGAAGCTCCCGTATTCGTATACGATGGCCTCCTCGTTGAGTGCTGGAAGGGTGATGTGAAGCCACTGATCCCCCTCATCCTCGAGAAGTCTGCCCACAAGGTCTTTCTGGTTAAGTCTCTGCATGATAATCACGATCGCGGCATCTTTCTCGCGGCGCGAGAGTATGGAGTTTTTATAAAAGAGGTAAGCCTCCTCCAGCGCCGAATTAGAGTAGGCGTCCAAGGCTTTAAGGATATCATCGATCAGTATAATGTTGGCGTGAATACCCGTGATGGCGGCGCCGGTGGATGTGGCAAAAAAACGCGCACCCTTCTTAAGCTTCCAGTCATGCTTCTGGTTCGCCGCAGGGTTGATGGCTGTATCGGGAAAAAGGTTCTTATAGGCGGGGTGCTGTACGATGTCTCGGGTCTCGACACTCGTCGCCGTGGATAGGTCTCCCCCGTAGGTCGTATAGATAAACTTGAGCCTGGGGTTCTTTCCCATGCACCAGCTGGAGAAGCATCGGACCACCTGTTCCGTCTTTCCGTAGGATGGGGCCACAGAGATAAGGACCTTTTTCAATCTTCCGGCATACACGGATTCGAGTACCTGAGCAATGAGGTCCTGATGCCAGTTGCGTATCAGCTCTTTTTCATAGATGTACTTAAAGACGTAGATCATGTACAGCATGTAGTTCCGTCTTGCCATCTCCCTCTCGGCCAGTGCGGCCTCCAAACTCTGCTCGACACTCATATCAAAGAAGCCTCATAAGGACCTATCTCATCCGAACCAAAAGGGATCTCTTCATGCTCTATATAGGGCGCCTCATAAGGCTCGGGTGTAAACCCTGCGGCGGCGGCGTCTTCTCTCTCCTGCTTTCCGTACTGCCGGACGAACTTAAGCTCAAGCGGGTTAAAATTAACCTCTTTGGCGAAGTGGACCCCGTTTTGTTTGTTCTTGCTCTGGATGAAGGTCCTTGTAAGCAGCATGTTCCCCTCTTTGTCTTTTTGGGTCTTGAGATACCAGATGATACTGGCCTCATGCGCGCCCTTCTTTGACCCCATAGGCTGGATAACTGCGGACTTGGAGTCGTCCTTTCCCTGCTGGCATATGTAGATGATGGTGATGTCAAGCCGGTGGCACAGCTTGGCAAGACGGGAGAACTTGTCACTCTCCACCTGTTCTACCGTTCCGCTGTTGGAGTCGTTGGTGACACGCATCTGAGAGTCTATAAGAACAAACCGGCACCCTTTTCGGTGCATCTTCTTGACCTTGTATTCGATGTCGATGATGTCATATCCCGTGTCCACGACATGCATGTTGGGATTTTGGTATCCCATCTTGTGTTTCATAAGCTCCGTCTCCACAAAGGCGCGGGTCGTAAACTCAAAACAGAAAAAAAGAACAGGACGGCTCTGGGATATGTAGGCCAGTATCTGAAGGGCGAGCATGGTTTTCCCCGCTTCAGGATCTCCCATAAGCAGGATGAGCTGGCCCATCTTGATCCCGTGCGTCACCTCGTTGGTGAGCACATTTTTATTGCGAAGGGCTTCGTTGACAAAACTGACGCCGAGATCATAGATCGGTCGTGGGGGCTCATTAAGAAACCTCTCCTTCAGCTCATCAAAGGTCATGATTCCGTCGTCCGAGGTGAACGACACCTTCTCCACCTCCTGCTCTATCATACTGATCACATGGCTGGACTCTTTGCTCTGTAAGCCCTCTTGTATCTTGATGCTAAGAAGGTATAGATTTCTTTTGTTTCGCATCTCCACAAGTTCATAAACCAAGTCGGTGATGTTCGGCGTGGGCATTGTCGCAAGCAAAACCGTGACCGAGCTTTCATTTTTTCCGGTTTTTTTCAGGCTCGAAGCGATAAGGCTGGCCTCGATGGGCTTTTGCAACCGCTCTAATGCCATCATCATCGCGTACACGTCTCTGTTGCTTTCGGTGTAGAACGCCTCTTGCATAAGCAGCGGCTCAATATCGGCAAACTGTTCAGGAAAAGAGATAAGCGACGACAATATCGTGTTCTCAAGGGATACGGAACTTAGCTGTTCAAGCACGGTGAACCTCCTTCCACAAAGGGTGGACAATATGTTCAAAATTATTATCGATGCTCAGGTGCATCGCCTCTTCCATCCCCCCCAGTCTTTTTATGATCTCTATTTCCGCCGGCGTAAAAAAATCCTCGCCTTCATTCTGGCCGAACTTAGAGGGGTCCTCTAAGATCACGGCGCGATTGGTCGCATCAAACCCGCCTATCTGGTTCTTGACCTGACCTATTTTTGTGATAAAACGGATAAAAGGGATCTCTTTTTGCCCGCTCCCAGCCCCTTCATTCTGGCAAAATTTTTCTGAGCCGGTAACGGTGGTGGTTATCTCCTGCTCTTTCCATCGGTTCTTGCCCATGAAGGTTTTGGGTAGCTTGATATACTTCAGATCTTTCCCATGGTTCTCATGGGCATAAGCCTTTGTCGCCATGACAAGGTGGTCGATCTCTTTGTACAGCTTGAGCTGCATAAATTTATCAAAGGCGTCATTCTTCTCTTTCTTCTTGGGATAGTGCTTCCAAAATAGCCTAAAAGCCTCAACCTGTGAAAGAGGGTATTTTTTACCGTACATCTCCACCTTATCATTGTCACCCTCATCTTCGGGTGAGGTAGAGTTATTCTTTTTATTATTAATAAGGATAGCTTCGGACGTTTTGTCCTTTGGTTCGGACGTTTTGTCCTTTGGTTCGGACGTTTTGTCCTTTGGTTCGGACGTTTTGTCCTTTGGTTCGGACGTTTTGTCCTTTGGTTCGGACGTTTTGTCCTTTGGTTCGGACGTTTTGTCCGTACTTACGAGAAGGGACTCTATCTTGCGCTCCCGCGTTCGCTTTCCGCTGATCTTAAGTACAGATCCGCTCTCAAGCCTTGATAACAGTTTTCGAATGGATTCGGGGGTTTTGTTTAATAAATTAGAGAGGTACTCGTCGGTGGCGAAGCAGTACCCGTGCTTTCTGCTTAGGTATATGATGATAGAGGTGAGCATTCGTCCGTCGCCCGAGCTTACTTTGTCAATGACAAATCTTGGAACTGTGATATCCAATACGGACTACTTCTGAACGATGTTTTTTTTGGGAAACAGCCAGTCTAGTGATATCCCGTATTCAATACTCAAGGGTATGACCTTGTCGGATATATCTCTTCCGTGCTTGATCGCACTGGATAAAGAGGTAGGGGACATCTCCAGTAGCTCTGCTATATCTTTATCTTTTCTTATGTTTAAAACATACTTCAGCTTGCTTATTATCTCTTCTGTTTTTACATTGCACATATTTATCCCCAAAAAATAACATTTTTTTTAATTTTACAACATTTTATTGTGTTTAAACTTAAAACAACTTATATTTTTTGTGATTGTGTATGTTAATTTTTTGAATTTATATAATTAGAATATAAAAATTTTGAATTTTTTGTTATAATACTTCGATTATGTTGTATAATTTTTGTTATATTTTATATTGTATTGTATGATTTTGTGTTAACATCAATTGAATATACAAAATACTACCAAAGGGTAAGGGATAATAATGAAATTCAAACCAGAAGAAATATCTTGTATTTTAGAAGAGCTCATGGAACGTCTTGGTGTGAGATATGAGAAAGACTTAGCCAAAAAACTTGGCATTGCTCCTAACACCATAACCAATAGAAAAACATCGGGTGAACTCCCTTATAAAGAGATCGTAAAATTGTGCTACGATAGAGACTGGTCGCTTGATGAGATATTTCATTTATCAAATCAGAAGTCCGGAACAATCAAAATACTGAACAACGATAGGTCCAAAAATGATGCAAATCACAAACTGTACCCTTACTATACCCTAGATTCTATTTCAAAACTAGGCGATAAAGATACATCGGACGATGGAGCTCTGGTCCTTCCAAGATTGAAAAACGAGCCGGAAGACGATAATATCATTGCCGTAAAAATGCCTGACAAGTCCATGGAGATAAACCTAAAAGAGGGGTCTGTTCTTTTGATAAACAAAGGAGAAGATCGGATCATAGACGGTAAGATATACCTTATAAAGATACTTGGTGAGGTATATGCAAGAAGGCTGTTCAAGATCATAGACGACAATGATTCGATAAAGGTAAAATCCGATAACGTCATGTTCTCCGATCAAACCATAGCTAGAGATAACATTGAAATCATAGGGATCTTGCACAAGATGATCATGATAGAGAACATAGAATAAGTTGCGCCCGCGCAATAAATTCTATGGCTGCACCCAAAACCATCACCCGCCCCCTTCATTTGGAAAATTTTTTTTTCTGAAACTCTATGCCGGCAGGCTTATTTTTTTATAATTTTTTTTCAACTTCCTAAAATACATTTTTTTAGAGTGACCTCTGTTTTCTTAGGGTAAGATTTCACCAAAGGTCCGGCTGGGGATTGGCTCCCCCCTAAAAATGAAAACAGGTTTTAGTTTCGCATAAGGTAAAAATGTCTGAGATCGAAACAAAAACATCATAAAACCGTTATAAAACCGCTTAAGTTTCACCAAGCTTAAGCGCCAAAGCTTAAGCCCTCTTTGCTTTCTTTTGGGTTACTTAAATTATCCTGTTTTAAATCGTGTTTTTATATATTAACCCGATTTTTAAGTATCAACTAAGTTTATCCGCTCGCGAGACCTAGAACAAAATTTTAAGCTGTATCAAATCTTTTGTACGCTCACCAAAAAATCAGAAATTCCCGAAAACAAAAAAAAATCAGAACGACCCACCGATTCACCCTGAAAAAGTACCAAGGTCAAAAAAAATCTCTTTTTATCTTCGCTCGAAAAAAAAATTTCGGCTAAATGAGGGGCGAGGGCTGTGCGCGGGGGAGGCTTGGCGCGTTTTGTTGCGGTCTGGGTTCCATAGCTGGCCTGTGCGGTCTTTTGCCTGTGTTCTGCGTGGTTTTGCTTGCCTTTTCTCTTCTTGTTCTTCTGGCGCTCTCACTGCTTAAAAATCCCTATATATAGTAAGCCCCTTTTGAAATTGGAAAATTCTTTTCCTTTTTCCTTGTTTTTCTTCCATTATTTATATTACTTTAAGCTTATGTACCCTAAACTGTTCTTAGTTAAAAAGTTGTTGGGCTTTGTTTCGGCCCGCGCAAACTAAAAGGATTTAAAATGAAAAACACACTGGCTTTAGAATTTAAGAAGGTTGCCAAAAAACTTATGCCCAACCAATCTAGCTTGCAAGAGCTTGATGAGTCGATTGATGATGCTGGGCACATAGATGAGATTATGTTTCGCCACGGAGAATATATTGGAGGAATGGCTGACGTCATTCTGGTGCTTATCGATAGAAATATAAAAGTATAAAAACCCTTTAGCCTACCGCGCCTCGGTGCGACTGGCTAAGGTGTTTAGACGCCTTGAACGACGACAAAAAATTACTTTAATGGAGGATTGCCATGTGCGCTTTAGCTCAGCAAATCAAAGAGACCGTTCGTGAAACAAAAGAGGGTATTAACCCTGTAGTCTATGGAGGGAAAAAATGTTAAAGAAATTACAAGCAAAAAGATTAAGTGCTCTGCTGGTTGACGGCAAAATAAAAACAGAGGTTCTGGCCTTCAATCCCGAAAATATCGCCTATATTTATAACGCTGTCGGGTACGACGCCGTGGATGAACTGGAACTGGGCGAGCTTTATCCTAACGTTGAGAACGCTTTTCAAATCTGCCTAAAGATGCGCGATGGCGCCACTATAGTCTTATGGTGGAGAACGAACACGGCTTTTCTAATTGAACGCGGGATGCTTGCCGATAGGGCGAAAGCTTACGGCAAGGAAGCAGATGAATCCATCGAGGAAGAGGCCCTCGAGCTGGAGTTCGCCTATGCCGATGAAATCATAGATAAATTAGCGCCTGTCTGGATAGATCTATGAAAACTTATACCTTTACTTTTGGTTCTTCTCACATGAAGGACGGACAAAAAAAATGTGTTAAAGTGGATGCGAAGGACGAAGCTCAAGCACGGCGATTGATGATGGGGCATTACGGGACGGCGTGGTGTGCCTGTTATAAGGACGCCTCTGTTCTGGCGGATTACGACCTTGAGGTTATTAAAAAAATAACCCCTTTTTCACTGCTCAAGAGTTTTGTTTTAGAGTGCGGAATGACTTATAAGCAGATGGAGCTATTTGATAAGCTTGTCCATCTTGAGGGTGTCTCTTATGATGATATCCTCGGGGGTTGCGACGGTGATGTTTACTTCACTACGCTTTTCAACGTCACCATATCGAAGGCGAACTATCTCCAGCAGATGCAACGGGATTTCTTAAACGTAAAAGCCGAAGGAGCGCAATCATGACCTCTATGCAGATACTCTTTAGGAACGACCGAGTAGATTATGAAGTCCTCATCGAAGGCGACAGCACAAAGCGTTTCTTCCCCACAAGGGATGAGGCGGAGTTCTTTATCGCGTCGACCTACTTTGTGAGCGATGCGGTACGGTATGACGGCTATCGCGTCATCTATCATAACGATATGAGAACCGTGGCGCATGTTGTGCCGGCAGAGGCTAAAGAGCCGATGGAGGTATTATCATGATTTGCTGGGATACCGATACCACGAGCAATTTCTGGGAGTGCAATTGCATCCATTCTGCTACGCCGATGGATACGAGCCGATGTCCTCGTTGCGGTTGTGAGGAGGGTGATAGTCCTCAGTCCAACTTATGGGATGTTGTCGGCCAGTCCACTTTTTCCACTTGGGTAGTCATGCATTTAACAAGGGGGTGTGAGGCGTCGACGGCAGTGTTCGAATGTGAAAAAGATGCACGTAAGTATGCAGGTTTTTTAAAAGAAAAGATTGAACTTGGACTAGGGTATGAAATGGACGGAACGACAGACGACGATTCTATCTATGACCAAAATGGGAATGAGATAAAAATAATTGAAGCTTCACCGCTTCTATAAAGGACTTATCATGAAACGAAGAGCATATTTTATTCAAGAGACCGTAAAAACTGACGACGAGTATGTTGTCTGTATCGCACAGGAGAACACAAAGGGGTTCTATAGAACCGATTGGACGTGGGGGAACGACAAGGCTTTGGCGCAGGAGCTGTGTGATGATAAAAACGCCCAGCTTGGCCTGTCGGAGATGGACGTACAAAAGATTATAATTTCTACGATGTGGGCTACGGGCATAAAAGTGCAGGAGGCGCCTCATGGATAAGTTATTAAGAACCTGCTCACACTGTGGATGCGGGATGAACGAGGGTTATGTTTGGGGAGACGGCGAGGGCTACGCTTGTTCGGACAAGTGTCTTTATGTCGACGGCTACACCCCTGAGCACAAAGAAGAAGATTACGAGAACGACGTCATCTATTGGACGCAGTGGGAGGAGTAGCAGTCGACCCTCTATTCGGTCTCACCTCGGTGGGGCGGTATAGGGTGTTTTTAAACGGGCACCTGAACGACGACAATTCATTACGACAGGAGGAGATCATGGCACGAATGTTTCGAAGATTTGAAGCTAGAGTGTATCTTTTTTCTAAGAAGATATTGTAAGAAAACGGGAAGGGTGCGACAACACCCGACCCTGAACGACGACTTCATTACTGGAGTCTGTGAAATAATAACGTCTTGAAACTTAAAGCCACTTGTGGCATCACCATCGGGTGCTGGCACAAGGTGTTTTAAACGGGCACCTGAACGACGACACAAATTTACTTTACTGGAGGACATTATGTCTAACTTGATTTATGAGAGCGCCAAGGATACGGCGAAAAAGATACGAGTCGAGCTTAAAAAAGCTTTTCCTTTCACGAAGTTCAGCGTGACTTCATCCCGCTTTGCTGGAGGTGACGCCGTGGATGTTTCGTGGGACAACTACCCCACTTCACAGATGGTCGACGTGGTACTGAACAGATTCAAAAGCGGTCACTTCGACGGGATGACGGATATGCATATCAGCGGGCATTATGAGTACGAAGGGCAGAAGATATGCGGAGCGAAGCATGTCCATGGCCAGCCTAACACGACAGCGGAGTTTCAGTCGCGCCTTGATGCACTCAGCCAAGAGGCGCACGGCTGTGATTTCTGGAAGCTTGACTATCAAGACCCGCAGAAGTCGGCCATGCGTGAAGCGCTGGAGCGTGAGCTCTACCCCGATATATACGCCAAAGAGGCCTATGCGTTTACGCCCGCTGAAAACGCAGGAGGTGTTGATGCCCAGACCATCATGCAAGAGGCCACCCCTCGCACCGCGGTGAACCAGTCCACGGGTGAGACCTTCAAGCTCTTAGTGCTTAACAAAGAGCTCAAGCCCAAAGAACACGAGGCATTTTGCGCTTGGTTCACCGATCAGGGGCATGGTTCATGGTATCCCTCTCTTCACGCTTTCTTACTGAGTGATCAAAGCCTGAACGACGAGGAGAATTCCAAACGTGAAAGAGCCGAGGCTTACCAAGAGGCCAGAGAAGACAAGGCGCAGCACTATGCGGATCTATCCAAAAAAGCCAGCCACCGATCCGACTGCGCTTACCAGAGCGCACGATCCATCGGCGACATGATTCCCTTCGGCCAGCCTATCTTGGTAGGTCACCACAGCGAAGGGAGGCATCGCAGAGATCTGGGGCGCATCGACTCGGGCATGCGTAAGTCCATCGAAGAGAGCAGCAAGGCGGAGTACTACTCAAACAAGGCAAACAACGCCCTAAACAACACCGACGTAAAAGGCGACGACCCTCAAGCCGTAGAGATTCTGACCTTCAAGATACAGCGCGCCCTCTCTCACCAGCACGACATGAAGAGGGCGAACGCCCTGCTGAAGAAAAAAGGCGGGCCGGACACACAAGGGCTCAAGGACTTAGGCTTCAAAGATGAGGATATCAAAAACCTAAGCACCCCCGACTTCGCAGGGCGCATCGGGTTTCCTTCCTACAGCCTCACAAACAACAACGCCAATATAAAACGCATGAGAGACCGGCGCGACGCTCTGGAGATGTCGGCGCGCCAAGGAACGACAAGCCAAGAGCACGACGGCTTCGAGGTGGTGGAAAACGCGGAGCTCAACCGTGTACAGATCCTCTTTGAAGATATCCCGCCCGTAGAGACACGCACCCTGCTTAAGTCTAACGGCTTTAAATGGTCACCTAAAAACAGCGCATGGCAACGCCATCTCAACAACGCGGGGCGCTACGCCGTCAAGACGGTGGTGGAGAAGTTAAGCGCATAATCTTTTTGATTATCTGTTTTTTTATTCCATCTTTAATGGTGGTTTAATAATTATCATCTTAAGATATACCCGCTTGAGAACGACGACAAAAACGCATCACAGGAGAACGACATGAACGATCAATACAAAAATATGTATCTAGATTACTTGAACAACTTTTTAACCGTTTGCGCCTTTGCCGAGCACTACATGCTCGAGCATGAGAAGGCAGTCAGGATTCTGTCAATAGGCAGAAAAATACACCAAGGAGAAGCATCATGAAAGCGCAGATATTGACCGTAGCCCACACCAAGGGCGGGGTGGGTAAATCAACCCTGATCTGGCAACTTGCCATAGCTCTGAATTCCGCGGGCGTAAAAGTTACGATCGCCGACTTGGACTTTCAACAGACCGCTACCCTGACAAACGCCATCCGCGTCTCTGCAGGTATCGCGCCGATAGATGTGGTACAGATCAACGACGAGGTGGAACTGATGAACTACTTTGACGGATGGAACGAGGGAGTCTTGCTGGTGGATGTGGGAGGATTTGACTCGGCCCTGCACCGCTTGGCCATTCAAGGCGCAGACCGTGTTCTTACACCCCTTAAGCCCTCGACCACAGAGGTGATGGGTTTTACCGCCTTTTCACACGTCTTAAACGAGATGGATAACCCGCAGATCGATATCATCTTCAACAACGCCCATCACGCCACAAAAAACTTTAACGACGTGAAGGGTGTTATCAGCGCTGATAATATCAGTTTCTTAAGCGCTGTCGTGCGCTCTCGATCCAACTACGACACATCCATGGGGCATGGGCTGGGAGTCTTTGAGCTTAACGACAGCGGAAGTTCCAAACGTGCCGAGGCGGTTCGCACCTCCAAGACAGAGATAGCCGAATTGATTCAGGAGGTGTTTGATGTCACGATTTAACGCCAATGCCCTTAAGGAAGCTTCAAAAGGAGCAAGCCTCAAGACGGCCACACAGAAGATCAGCGAGATCAAGCTGTCGCTCATCGAGCCGAACCCTTACCAGCCGAGAAACTTCGAAGGCGAAGAGGACCTAGAGGAGCTGATCGCCTCTATCAGACACAGCGGTCTGCTTCAGCCCATATCCATCGCGAAGTACGACAAGGGCTACGTCATCGTCGGCGGTCATCGTCGCTATTATGCCTGTAAGTCCTTAGAGATGGAGACGATAACCGCGCACTTGGTTGAGGCCGACAATGCTCAGCTCATGTCGCTCTCCCTTGTGGAGAACATTCAACGCAAGAACCTCTCTACCATCGAGGAGGCGATCGCCTTGGATAATGCGCTCAACTCGAAGGAGTGGAAGAACCAGCAGGCGCTGGCCATGGCCATCGGCAAGCCCGACAGCTATGTCTCTAACGTCTTGAGCGTTCTCACCCTTCAGCCGAGCATCCTCTCTGATATGCAGGCTAAAAAACATAAGATCGGCCTCTCCATCCTCGCCGAACTTCAAAAGATAGGGCATGATGAAGAGCTTCAGATGCAGACCTACACCAAGGTCATCGCCGGTGAATACAAGCGCGATGATGTGCGCGAGGTCGTGAAGAGATCGAAGCAGGCAGGAGCGCCCCTTATCGACAGTCTAAAACAAGACCCCTCCGAGCTGAGCGACGAGCAGAGACGACAGCCTTTTACCAGCGGCGCTCTGATCAAGCTGGAGGCGGAGAACTACACGGTCAACAACTCTAAAGAGATGCGTCTCAAGCTTGACCTTGATTTTAGAACGCATGAGGAGTACTCGGCAAGAAGTAAGTTCATGAAAGACCTGCATGCCCTTATGCACGAACATGGATTTAACGTCGGCCTGAACGACGAGAAGGATTCAGACCTTCACCCAAACCAAGGAGCCCTTAGCCTTGATGCGCTGGAAGATATCGCCCTTAAGGAAGATGATCACTCCGCCAAGGCAGACAGCTTTGAGGATCTGGTAACAGAAGATGAGGGGCGACTCTCATACGCGCGCCTGCTCAAACAGTGGGGTCCGGTGACCCGTATGGACGCCTATCCTAAAACCATACAGGTCGTCTTTAGAAACGGTTCCATGAGGGATTTCGACTACCCTGAAGCCGTCAACCTATGCAGGGATCTAAGCGCAATGCAAGAAGATACCTTTATCCTCTTTGCAGAGTCAAGCGATAACAGCAGGGCCTATAACACCCTCGTCAAAGAGATAACGGCACGATGGAGAGTAAACCACATGACTGGATTTAGACTCTCCATAGACCCCAGTATCAAAGCCGATCCGAAAAAGAAGTAAGCACACCCCGTTCAAGCGTCCGTTTATCAGCTCCGCCTCGGCTGGGCTGGATAAGTGGATTTCACTTACAAGGAGAAACTATGAGTAAATTAGCCCTGCGAAACAGAGCCAAAAAGTATTTTGAATCTGTTGTCAAACTCACCTTCGAGCTGGGTATGAACAAGTCGCAGATCGCTCGATACCATGAGTTCAACGTCGACACGATCACCAAGATACTCGACGTAGCGCAGGAGATCTGCGAAGCTCATAAAGAAGGGGTCAGTCTGCAGGAGCTGAAGCAGGACTACCCCCTCCCCGATGGCGACATAGAAAAGGTGCTTAAGCATATAGACTGCTAGGCTAGAACGACGACACAAATTCATCACAGGAGTAGACCATGAGAGGACAGTCCAAACCCATAGAGTACGATCATCACCGCATACTGCTTAAGGCCGCATGGGAAGAGAAGAAGTACGAGTATGTAAAAGTGCTGACGCTTTTACGCATAGCCGGCCTTCGTATCAGCGAGACCCTGCAGTTTAAAAAGTCCGACATACAAAAGGCGATCGCCTCGGGAACCCTCGCCTGCCACACCCCGAAACAAGACCTCAAGGATAAAAAGACCAAGGCCGTTATAAAGAAGAGCTTTCGCCATATCAGCTTGAGCAAGGAGGACGTGTTCCAGCTCCAGCTTCTGCTTCCAAAGAGTGCTTTTGAGCACTTCATCAAGCCCTATAGATCTCTTGATGATGTCATGAACCGCTATATCAAAAAACACCTCGGAGCGGGATTCACCACCCACGGATACCGTCGCGACGCGATCACCGATATCGCCAAGAACGAGGGACTCGCCTTTGCCAAAGAGTGGGCAGGCCACAGCTCCCTTGCAACGACCGAGCGATACGTCGCAAAAGACGCCCAGACCATGCAGTCCATAGCCGACCGACGCTCTGCCCATAAACTTGCGCCCGCGCAAAAGAAGGACACCTGATGATAGAAAACACACCGGACAACCGTCCTAACATTATTATAAAAAGAAAAGTTGATTTTCAATACATAGAATATACAGCAAGTATTACTTTTAGTCTTCTAATGAGGAAATCCATTAAGGATGAGAGTAATTCTAATATTGACATTAAAAACATTACTTGCAATGAGTTGTGTGAATATCTTCCGCGCAGTATCTATCGGTCGTTGCAAGATGGCAGTCTTAAGAATTTAAGCTATGAGTTAGTGGAAGAAGAGGACGAAACAACTGCCCTTTCAAGACTCTATGATGAAAACGTGTTATTAAGGAAAAAGATAGCTTCCTTGAGTAAAAAAAAGGACACCTAATGATAGAAAAATCTTATGAAGAGGAGTGTTCGTGTTGCGGTACCGTACTGACCCATACCGAACAGATCGACAACACCATAACCCTTGAGGTCTTAAAAGAGCTGGTGCGCTTCTCCCGCTGCGATACGGATAACGACTATATGTATCTGGAGTACTGCGAGCTTGAGATATCCGACGATATCCCTGCCGATGTGCTCTGCGCTTTCAGGAACTATTTTGACAGCGATGATCCAACTATGACACCGATCCACTACAAGGAGATCGCAGACAGGCTCGGCATCGTCACCGATCACAGCAATCCAAGCGACAGGAGATGAACCAATGAAAAACAACTTCACTGAAAAACAGAGAGATGCGCTTATTGACGCTTTGGATATCGCAATAGACACCATATCAATGGGCGAGGACTACCCAGACGATACCGGCAAGAACATGACCGAAGATGAAGTTATTGTCTTGCAAAATGTTATTCGCAACGGGGATCACATTCCCGATAAATATAAAAGTGTTTTGGTCTATGAGTTTCAAGGCAAGCTTGATATGGCGAAGGGAAACAAGAACACAGGCTTGCTAGAGCATGAAGAAAAGCAACGGGTCAGTACGGTCCAGTCCATGATAAATGCATTAAGAAAGCTTGAAAAAGCTATATGAATGGAGAGAGGTATGAAAAGAGAAGTGTTTAGAGCAAAAGAACCGTGTAGTGGTGAGTATATGGAAAGTGATAGTCAACTATGGGTAGGTGACAAATACTACCTTGGGGATGGCACAAGCAATAACGGATTCATAGAGTGTGACCCAACTACTCGTTCAGTAAATTTCCCTGATATGCTCGACAAAAACAATAAGCCTATCTTTGCTTCATTGAGCAAAGATAGAAAGGGTGGGGATTTAGTAGAAGATGTTTTGATAAATTTTGACTATGACGAGTGGATTATTAGAAGTACGGTATTTTTCGATAAACCTTCTTGTGGTGTTCTGTTTCACAACTTCTTTGAAAGAACCAAAAAGAAAGGTAATGCTTTTGCGACAGAACAAAAACCTAAAGTAAAGTATAGTGATTTTACTGGTATACATAGACCGGAAGTAATAGGCATATATGAAGGAGATAGATATGAATGAACAGCAAAAAAACAGAGTGTGGGAAAAGATAAGCAATGTAAGCGAAGTGATGGATAAGGCAAATGATCAAATTCATGATCTAAAAGACGCTATAAGACGAAATGAAATATCAAATTATTCAAATCTCATGAGATTAAAAACGGCGCTTGAATCAGCCCTGCTGGAGTTAGAAAATCTAAAAGAATACCGAACTTAGGAGAGAAGATATGCATTATTCTGAAGCTGTAAAGAGTCTTGAAGATACGCTGTCATTAAGCTCTAGAGATCATTCTCTAAATCATCGAGACGCATGGATATATGGAATTATTGTAGGATGGGGTGATTCCATAGAAGAAGTTGCAAAAAAACATAATTGGGATGAGGACACCGTAAAAAGGCTTCATTCACTGCATGAAGCCTTGCATAAAAACAACCGTACTTAGGAGCAGTTTATGGGCATCACAATAGAACAACACTTACTTACCAAGTTAAGCGAAGAGTGTTCAGAGGTAATCAAAGAGGTTTGTAAATCAATCATACATGGTCTTGATGATTATGAGCCTAATCAAAGCCTATCCAACAAAGAAAAGATACAAAATGAATTGGCAGACCTATTAACAATTGTTGATATGCTTTGCGAACACGGTTCACTAAACAGTGCTGAAATCTTTGCTAGTGAAAAGAAAGACGCTAAAAGCGAAAAGGTGCTTAAGTGGATGAATTACTCTATTCAAAATGGCATCACTAAACAACCATAACAGGGAGAGAATATGAGTTTATTAAAAGATGGGAGACAATACCTTAATCATAATGAAAAAGATTATGAGATTGTAACGGCTGGGTATAGAAACATTCAGCACAAGTGGGGGTTTACCCTTAAGGACTCAACAGCACCTATTTTTTCCCAAGACAAAATCATATTTCTAGGTGCTGAGATGTCTGTTACTTTTACGGAAAGAAAGGGAGATAGTCTTGTTTTCATGGAGGCATGGGTTATATGAAAAGCTGTAGAACTTGCAAATATTACCAGTGTGTATATGGTCTAGGTGGAAATAAACCTTACCCTAGTTTATATGTAGAATGTATATTTAAAAAAGATGTAGAAAAAAACTGTAAGGCTAATAATTTTAATAAATGGGAGAAGGAGGCACTAAAATGACATGGCTAGAGATAACACTGTCCATCATCATACTCATACTGCTGGTAAACAGTATAAAAAACGGCGAGAGGGGAAGCTGATGAAAACGGCGACCGGCACACACGCAAATGCCATGATCCTGCGACCTCTTTTAGTAACGCTCTGCCTGCTTTTCTTGGCCCACGCCCATGAGACAGACAAGAAGCTCGAGGAGCCCCTCATCTACATCGATGAGAACGGCGATGGCGGGATCATCATCGATGCCGGCGAAGGGGTCTACATCAAACAAGGCCCCGACGGCAAGAGCAGCACCATCATCGTACCAAAACAAAAAGGGGCTATCCCCTTCATCACCAAGTAAACAGGAGAGAAAAATGTACGAGTATAAAGTAAAAGAAGTGATCAAGGTATACGACGGAGACACCATTACCGTAACTATTGACTTAGGGATGCACATATCAAACACAATAGTCATAAGACTATTTGGGATAGATACGCCTGAGATAAGAGGCGTAGAGCGTCCACAAGGTCTTGAATCGAAAAAGTGGCTAAAGAAAAAGTTACTTTCAGCAGTCAAACAAGGTCAATGCATTTTAATACGGACCCACAAAGACAAGAAAGGCAAGTATGGCAGAATGTTAGGGGAGCTATTTTTGAACTCGTTTGATACGGTATCTCTTAATACTCAGTTGGTAGAGTTAGGGCTTGCAGAAGTTAACTTTTACTAATGTATAGTGTGGAAGCATGGGTTAAAATAGGCAGTTTAAAAAATCCTTAGAATAAACAAATGGTGAGTAAAATTGCGCCCGCGTAAACATGCTATAATCTATCCCAAAGGATTATCATGAAAACTTTACTAGCTCTCATCCTGCTCTCAAGCCTAGCCCTCGCCGATCGTCCTGAGCTCTGCACCAGTTCCGTGCTCAAAGACGGGAAACAGGCCGAGCTCTGTCTGGCCTATAACAAAAACATAAAAAACATACAGTGGCGGTTAAAAGAGGCATCCCTTCGTGCCTTGTCCGAACGAAACGCCCAGCAGCTCAAGGGGTGGGACAGCCTTCAGACGCTCAGGGGAGATATCAGCATGTACACGGGTGTTCCCATTATCAGTACCTCCGACTTTGCCCTAGTTAAGATCAGCTTGCGGTGATGCGATAGCCTTGGGCGCTTGAGGCTGGTCTATCACGAGACCCATCTCTTGTGCCTTGGCGATGTTGACCAGCGTCCGGCTGTCCATCTCTTTGATCTTTGAGAGGATCTGCTGCATCTGGAGCTGGAGCTGTTGCATCTGGGCAGGATCTCCCTGACTCTCCTCCTTGGCCAGCTCTTCAAGGATCTTCTTCGCCTTGTCGGCCACAGGTGACTCCGTGTCCTCAAGCATGAGCGGGATCATCTTCTCCACCGCTCTTGGGTTGCTCATCGTCTTGATGATCTCCGCCCACGCTTTCTGCCGCTCACCCACAGCGCCTCGGTTCTGAGGCATGCGCGTCAGGATGATGTCGTAAAACCCCACATCGATCCTGTTCTTGACCTTTGGTTTTCCGTTCTCCGTCACGACCCCTCTTCCCGCTTCGCGCTCTATCTCATTGATAGTGAAGTACTCGTCGGCGACGTCCTTATCCGCGATGCGGTAGGTCTGCTCGGCATCGAAGTACTGCTGGATAAGACTCACCTCCATCTCTGCAAGGCGTCGGTCCTGCTCGTTGGACGCATCCAAGAACTCCTGAAGCCCTATCAGTCCGGCATTTTGCCTGCTCTCGATGGCGGAACCTGAGAGACGGTTTACCGCATTTCCCAGCACCTCCGAGTTCAGACCGATGATCTCTTCGCACTGTCGTCGGGTGTCATGTATAAGCTCTTGCATCTGCGCGATCTCGGTATGCTGTTTAACGTCCTTTAGCTTGTTTATAGCGCCTTTTTTTATCTCTATGGCGGCGTCATCCTTACTTATCTCTTCGATGAAGGTCTCAGGGTCGTCCGTGACCCCCTCCTCGAAGAATACCTTTAGAGTACCCATCATGTTGTTGATGCGAAGATGCTTGAAGTTGATATCGTCCTGAAGCGGCAGGATATCTCGGTACATCCCGTAGAACTCTCCGACGTCCTCATCATCGGGCGGATTAAGACGGGTGATGTCGATGGGGATGCGATTCATCTTAAAAGGGCATGCCTTGTCTTCAAGTTTGGTATCACCGCACCAGATCGCATAACGTATCTCGTTTTGCTTCTTCTTTGCATTATAGCGCCGGTACCATGTATAGCACAGCGGTATACGCTCACGCCCGTAGCATTTGTCTGCTTGATGCGTGTTCGGATCTATCTCGTCACGCCGTGCGTCCAGAGCGTCCACCTTCTCTTTTCCGTAGTAGGGATAGAGGTCCTCCTTGTCTATCATCATCACCCGCGTGAAGTATCGCGAGTCCGTTCCGTCAGGGTTTTTAGCATAAGGATCGGGGTATCCCTCAAACAGAGAAATGTGAAACTTCTCCACCACCTTCTCGCGCTTGCCCATGATGTCGGTGCTGGGCATAACCTTGACCTGAATGCCCATAAACGACATGCCCCCGTACTGGAGGTCTCTGTCTGCACGTTTTTTGTGCTCCAAGAACGAGGTGGTCTCATTGGAGGCGCGCAGGAGCTGGGTGATCAGCGTGGCGGTAGGCTTGTCTTCTCTTTGACGGCTAAACGCATGCATCTGCGTTCTCGAGGTGATCTTCATCCCCATGATCTTGTTCCCGATCTTCTTGATAACGTTCTCGTATTTGATGGGCTGGCCTCTGGACTCCAAGAGGTCCATGATATCATCTGGTAACTGTTTCCCCTTGGCGTACCTTCTTACCTTTCTGGCCTCGATGCGGTAGGGCTTCATCATCTCGTATGACTCTGTAAGATAGTTTTTCAGTGTCTCTATTTCAATTCCGGCCATCTCTATCTATCCTTCTTGTTTTCATTGCTTACCGACGCCACCGCCGTTCCCGCGGCGACAACGCCGACGCCTGCTTGGGAGTATAGGGTCATGCCCTCTTTTTTGATCTGTGCTTGTGCGGCTTCAGACAGGTCCATGCTCCAGACGTATTCACCCACCTCGTCCAGCTCCTCCTGCTTGACTTTAACGCCGTAACGTTTGAAGAGCTTGTTTGCCGAGTTGACCAGCATCTTGTCGTAAAATGATTTCATGCCGTCTCCGCCGATCTTTAGCTGGGTATCTTGCAGGACATGGATGCCCTCCGTCGTCTGGTTCTTCGCATCGACAAGCTTCTGCGCCACGGATTTACCGACTGCGCTCTCGAGCGCCTCGTCTTCATCGATATGCTTGAACATCTGCTCCTGCCCATCCTTGTATCCGACCAGCACCCCGTCGTTCCTGTTATAGACCAGCGTATCCATCGCCTTGGCCAGAGAGTATCGCTCCGCCTGCTGAGATCCGGTCGTCCATGCTATCTTTTCATAGCCTTTCTCCACTGCTTCGGCCATCATGCGCTTAAGCGCGAACTCATGCCACGTCTTCTTAAAAGGGGCGTCTGGGACACCTCTATCTGCATACCCGAGCTTTCGCCCCTCTTGATGCCAGTCGCTCTGGATCTCTTCAACAAAGAGGGTTCTCTTCCCGTCGATCTCCCTGTCCTTCATCCTCGTAAATGCGAGGACATTCTCTTCGTTCCAGTGGCTGTTTTTATAAACCCCGTCATCGATCTCGTCTATCATGCCGTCAAGATCGATCACGCGGATCTTGTCTTCTTTTAAGGCTTCCTTACCCATAAGTTCCGCATAGGCGCTCCGGTCATATTCACCCGAGTACTCGATGCCGTACTTCTGATATATTGACCTGAGTTCATCAATGACGGCCTTTGACGCTTCGCTGGCCTGCGCTTTGCTTTGCGGCAGGGTGAAGAGCACCTCCCTGTAATTATCCCCGCCCTTAAGTGTGTACTCCGCATATTTTGTTTCGGCCTCGCTGATCTTGTCGACCGGCACGATCTCCAGCGCATTGGCCTGCATCACCGACTGCAGCTCCTCCTTGCTGACGCGATCTTTGGAGCCTAGAAGTTTCTTGACCCCGCTGTAGACCATCTCCTCCTCTTTGACACCCGCCTTTTTCAGCATGTTCTGGACGTCTTCTCCGTTGGCCATCCTCGCCATCTTGTTCTGTACAACGGTGCTAAGCTTGGAGTAGAACAGCCCCTCTGTGTTAGAAGGGACCGCTTGATTCGGTACGACATAGTTCGTCAGGTTTAAAACAGATCTCTCAAACCTCTCAACAGCGCGCTTCGCGCCTACGATAGCAGCGTCTTTGGCCATTTTTACCACCATAGGCCGTGTGGCAACATGCCCTGCAAGTGCGCCCAGCGCAAACCCGCCTATCGCCGCCTTGGCATCAAAGGTAAAGTTACCCTCTTCGTCTTGGCTTATACCATTAGTCGATCCCAGCAGAGCGCTTCCTGCCGTGATGCTTGAGTGGAGCTTGGCGGCGGAACCCCACGGATTTCCCCACTCTTGGATATGGCCTTTAAGCTCACCCTCTCTTTCCGCCAAGAAGTACCACAGGTCACTCTCTTTCTCGCTGAGCTCCTTACCCTCTTTGACCTTTCTGACCATCTTGTTGAAGGTACTTCCCAGTGCGCCCGTCGCCTCTTGAAACTCCGAGAGTATACTGCTCCACTGCTTATGCTCCTTGGCCCACCCTTTGAGTATCTCTATGTCATAGACCCTCTCTTGGCTGGGGGCATGTTTCATGCGGAACTCTTTGGTGCGAAGTTCATCGCTCAGCTCGTCAAGTTTTGCGCCCGCTGAATCTTTCGCCTTGGCATACGCTTTGGCATACACATGATTAAGCTTTCCCTCTTTGATCTTTCGGGTGATGTTCTGGAAGAAGCTAAGGCCGTCATCGCTGAGTTGCTCAAGGGCTTTTAGCTCGTAATGGTCGGGGGGGTTATTGTTAAGGTCCTCAGCCAGCTTGGTATAGGTGGCTTCGTCGGACGGGGGCTCGTCTATGAGACCTGACTGTCGCTTTGGCTCATCTCCGTCTGATGGTTTCGGTAGAGGATCTCGTTGAGCTCCTCCCGCATGATCAGGCGTGTTTGCGCCTCCCACTCCTCCATCGGTAACTGCATCACCTGATGTATCTGCTCCGGCGTCAGTTCTTCTTTGAACTGAAGTGCTAATGCCGTCCTTTGCATTGGGTTTAGGTAACTTTCCATTTTGCTTCCTTACTGCGTTGATGATTCCCAAGGTCTCATGTCGTCCTGCGATCTTTGAGGGGACCACAAAGAAGTGGTCACTCTTGTCTGCGATACGTTTTGCCATGTCGAAGGCATTCTCTCCCTCTATTATATCGTACTCATCGCTCACGTCAACCTCGCTTAAAACGTCCTCTCCCTTCTTGGACTTGGTGCTCTTGGTTTTTCTCCACCACGCCTCGTCGGTATAGAGGACATTGTTCCCCGAATCCTTAAGTTCGGAGATAAGGTCTGCCGTCTTCTTGTAGGTGTCTATCTTGACGTTGACACCGGCTCTGTATTGCCCCTTATCGTCTATCCAAGTGTAGCCTTTGGTCTTGTAGTAGGGAGGATCTGCCAGTGCGAGTACATGCGATCCTTTTTCATAATCCAGCGCGTAGGAGTCGCCTGTCTTGTAGCTGATCTCTACGCCTTTGACCTGAAGTTCATCGACCCATTTTCCTATCTTCTCAACGTAGGAGGCCGTCAGCTCCAGTACGTCAGCGGGCGCTCTAGTTCCGAAGCTGGCATTTCCGTAATCGCTCAGGTACTGAAAGGCGGCTTTTTGCGGTTCGCTCAGCTTGGTGTCTTGCTCAATGACGAACTTCTCAAGGCGCGGGCCGATAGCGCCCATGGAACCGTTAGTTCCCTCTTCTCTAAGGCTCTTATACATCACACGAAGCGTCGCGCCGACAAGCTTGTCCTCTCTGAGAACCTTGGCGATGGTCTGGGCATGCTGGTGCGTGTACTCGATCTTCTTCATGCGGTTAGGGTTGAACTCGAAGAGCTCTATCTTCTTGACATTTTTAAACTGCCCGCTGGAGGCCATGAAAAGACCCCAGCTTCCGCCGCCGCCGAAGTAGTCCTTGACCACGGTGATATGTTCGCGCTCACTGAGCGTAAAGGTCTTGTCGATGTACTGCGGTGCGATCAGGCTCATCTCTTTCTTCCCGCCTTGGAAGGTTCCAAACATCGACGAAAACCTTTTATACTGCTCTGCCGCCCTCTCGTTAAGCTCCGCGCCGGTCTCCTTCAAAGAAGCTTCCACAACGCTCTTGTCCGAGTAGTCTTGGGAGAGTATCTCGTCAAGGTCAAACTCCCCCGACTTGCTCGCAGTGTTTTCCGCGGGCGCAATCACATCATCGACAGGAGTACTCGCCTCCGAGGAGAGATCTCGGACCTTATCTTCTCCCAGAAGGACGTCATCGCTTGAGCCTGCAGGCGGGTTCTTCCTGTGCGCGATCACCCGCTCGTTGATCTCGGACTTCAGCTCCTTCAGCTCTCGGGAGAAGTCATCAAAGTTCTCTATGCGCTCTATATGCTCAGGACCCATCCCCTCTTTGACGCCGAGGGCCTTTGCCTGAAGGCGTTCTCTGTCAAAGTTTCGTGATTTAAAAGATATGTCCGGCTTGTACTCAAGAAGTTTATACTCCAGCATCTCCTTCATCGCTTCGACGGGCTGATCGCTCTTTGCCGTCTCTTTGACGGTTTGGGCGCTGATATCTTGCATGAGTTGTATATCTTTCTTGATGGCATCGATGTCCACCCTCTGATCTGCGGGAAGCTTCGCGTTGTCGTACTCCAGCTTGTTAAGGTAGGGTTTTATCTTCTCATAACGCGGGTTCTGCAAAAGATCAAGCGTAAACTTCCTGAAGGCCAGTGAGTTGATACCGTACTTTGCCCACCAGTCAAAGACCACCGACTTGGCAAGGTAGGCCACACCGAAGAGGGCGCGCTGAACGGACTTGGTCTGCTCGATCGCACCTTCTGAGAGCGAAAACTTTTTAGCAATGATCGCCTGCTGTATCTCTCCTTCGCGCTTGGCGATGTGGTTGAACTTCTCAAGCAGCTTATAGGTGTCACGGCCACGCTGTGTTCCGGAGAAGACACGCTTCAGATGTGCGGGTTCCACGCCGTTGTAGAGTTCTTCAAACTTTTTAAAGTCGATGAACTCCAGCTCCCTGCCCTGCAGGCTTACTCTTTTGGAGTTGTCGATAAAGGCGTTGATGACAGAGCTGTAGAACTCTTCGAGTTTTTCAGGCTGTGTCTTCTGCATCTCTTTGGCCAGTACGCTAAGCCCGTCAAGATCATCTCCGTCGACCTTGTTGATCCCCTTGATCATATCGGTGACCACCTTTTTGAAGTCAAGCTCGCTATCTTTGGAAGCAAGCGCCTTGAAGATCGCCTTGTTCTTGAAGATATCTTTATAGCTGGCATACTCCCTGTTGACCTCTCTCCATGCCCGAGATAGCTCATCTCCGCCTTTTTTCCCCTGAAGCAGCCTTGTGATCCCCGTGTCGATATCATCGTATATCGCCTCTTTGAGCGTTGAGAGTGACTTCTTCTGCTCATAGGTAAACTTATCGGAATGCTTATAAAAGAAGTCGTTAAAGGTCTTCTTAACGCGGTTCATCCCGTTGATGGAGTAGGAGCTGACCGCCTCGTCTTCGCCCCGTACAAGAAGTCGTTTGACCGAGTCGAGTATGGTCTGGTAGTCTCTGTTGAACTCGTTGGTAAGTGCTTCGCTGAGCTCAGTGTTCTCCACGTTTTTAGGGTACTTTGCCTCATGGGTCAGGTCGTCGAGTACCTTAACGGTAGAGGGCCTGATATGAACAGGCGATGTTCCCACCTCTTCCTCGATGATCTTTGCAACCGCATCGAGCTGGTTTGCGTAATGCTCCTTGATCCCTTTAACCCCGTCTTGAAGAAAGAGGAAGATGTCTTTGGAGCTTTTCTTGTCTATGTTCAGGGCCTGCTGAAGGTTTTCCGTCAGTTTTACGGAGTTGTCGAAGGTCGCTCTGGTCATAGCCACCTTGGAGGCGTAGATGTCTCCCATGACGTTTCGCGTCTCTTGGTGACTGGCAAGCTTGCCCACCTTGATCGCGTCCTCGTTCCCGCCAAATATCTTATACGTAGCCGCCAAGTCGGCCTCATCCTTGGCCCGTATCAGAATCTCTTCGGTGCGTTGGGCACCTTTTTTAGGTAAGGGGTCCACTACCTGTTCCGTGTACTTCTTAGCGCCCCCTTTTACCGTATGAAGCGGGTTGTTTCTGCCTAGAAAACGGCCTGTTTTCACGCCTGTCTTAAGGGCCACCTTCCCCGTCTCAAACATACCCACGAGTGTCAGACCTGCCGCCAAGGTGTCGACGCTGGTCTGCACGGCATGCTCACCGGTACGTCGAAGGCTCTTGTCTTCACCGGCGCGAACACTCTGCGCTACCGTACCCGCTCCCTCGGTGAGTGAACCCGCTGTCAAACCGCCCACCATCGTTATGGCGATGCGAAGCGCAGGGTTTTTGACCCCCTTGGTCGCTTTCCACGCGGCCTGTGTTCCCGCCGCATCCCCGATCATGCCAAAGCCCCACGTCTCTCTGTTGGCCCATATGCGTGTTTTAGCCTCTTCCCATGTCATGTTCTCAAGCGTGTTTAAAACAGGCTTGAAGGGCTTGTCTTCGCCCTTTGGCTTGACTTCTGGGTATCCCTCGTCGTCATATCGGATATCATACTTGCTTCCGAGTTTTTTCTCCACACTGCTTCGGTAGTTCTTGATATCTTCGTCCAAGGTTTCAGGGCGCTTAAAGTCGTCACTCACAGCCCCGCGTACCGTCTCTATAAGGGTAGGGTCTTGGGGATTTGAAAACGAAGAGACGGAGGCTTTCTCCTCATCACTGCTGTACCCGACGTCCTCTTTACCGCTGTTCCATACGCTGTCCAGTGTCTCTTCCAGCGCTGCGGATGGATCTTCTAGGAACTTCTGCTGGTTGGAAAGTGCAAGGTTCACCCTGTTGAGAACGCCCCCATCACCGCTTTTGTCTTTGAACTCTCGCTCGGCTCTGGTGTAATCATCATAATGCTCGATCTCTTTTTGTGCCTTATCCCCGTAGATAGGGATCAGTGCCTTAAATCCGGTAAGCAGTCCCGGAGCGTCCGGTTTAGGATGCGTGGAGAGGTACGCCTCGGTAGGCTCAGGCTTCGCGTCAGTGTCCGAGGGGGCAGGCTTCTCTTGAGCGAGTTCGGGAAGACCGAGTTTTTGCTGAATGATCTCTTCGTGAAAACCCTGCTCTTTAAACTTTGAGCCCAGTACGGTCAGCTTCTCACGTATGATATCTTCGTGAAAACCCTGCTCTTTAAATTGATTATATAGTGTATTTTCCATCCGATTATAGTAGGATATCGGGGGTTTATATTATAGGGCTGTAAATCGGGGGCGGGCTATAACTCACTCGGTAATACCAGCATCACCCCTAAAACCAGTTTGTTTTCCGACGAGATCTTCTTGTTGATCATTCGCTCATGGATGCTCCTGAAGTCTCGCGTCCTGTCTATCTCCTCTAAATCCCTCTGGCTTACAACCAGCACCCTGTGTCTACGTGCGCGTATCGTTTCTTGTCTTGTCATCACCGCTCTCCTTGCCTTCTGTTTCGACTCTTTCATCTCTTGGGCATCATCTAAACCCGCCTCATCCCATATCTTCGTATACCCTTTTTCCCATGTTCGCTTATGCACTGCTTCTCCTTCTTGCTACATCATCAATCTTAACTTGGTGATCTCGAACTGTTTTCTGGCAAAGTCCATGCTCTCATCCGACGAGATAGCCTCGATACGCTTCTGCGCGAATCGGTTTCTTAACACCGAAAGCTGCGCCCTGAAATGGTGCTCTCCCATGGGCTCTATATCATCACGCACTAAGACATGGCTGAGGGCTTCGCCTTTGATCGCCTTGGCGATATCCCCATCGGCCAGATCTCCCATTATCATCTCTGCCGTCTGACGATAGGATTCGAACTCGCACAGCCCCTTCAAAAACTGAAGCATAGCGATGTCTTCGACCGAGGAGCTTGAGACGGAACGGTCGTTTATCGGCATTTCGGGTATGACAGGGCGAAGCGGTTGCAGCAGATGCGGGCTTATCCCCAGTATCTCGGCCATGCGTCCTCTGTGGTGTTCATGATGGATAGGACCCAGCGTGTGCAAGTAGGCTTCTGCCTCCTTCAAGGCGCTCTCTTTGGCTCGGGGATCATTTAGGCCCGCGCAAATCTCCAAGAGGACAAACTCGACCATATCTATGCTCCGGCTGAGCATCTGCTTCACCTCTTGCTCTCTTCCCTCTTTGATCATGTCGGCGGGATCTTTCCCTTCAGGCCAGAGCACCACGCCCCCGTCTATCTTGTGTTCACCGCACAGTCTTGCCGCTTTCAGTGCCGCCGATCTTCCCGCCTTGTCTCCGTCGTAGGCGATGATCACTCTCGCCTCGGAACGTTTTATCAGTGGTATATGCTCAAGCGTCAGGGCTGTTCCGCACGTAGCCACGGCGGTTTTTATATCGGCTTGATGCATCATGACCACGTCCAGATACCCCTCGGTGAGTATCATGGCACGGCGTTTGAAGATGGTCTGCTTTGCCTCATGATACCCGTAGAGGATACGTGATTTGTTGTAGTACTTCCCTTGGGCGGTGTTGACATACTTTGCCGGATGATCGCTGATCGTCCTTCCTCCAAAACCCACGACCTTGCCGTTGGCGTTCCTGATAGGAAAGGTGATGCGCTCTATGAAGCGGGCAAACTGCCGACCTCCATCTTCGCCTATGATACCCGTATCGATGGCATCTTCGGGTGAGAACAGGTTCTCTTTGATATAGTTGATAGTGCGCTTGCTCTGAGGTGCATACCCTATGTTCCAGTGTTCGATGCTCTCTTGGCTTACGCCCCTGTCTCTAAGGTACGCTTGCGCCGTGCTGACTTGCGGGAGTATATGATGATACCATCTGGATGCATGCTCAAGGATCTCATACCCTCTGGTATCTCGCACACTGGAGATGTGCTTCACGTCAACGTTAACCATATCCCCTATCTTCTCCAGTGCTTCGGGATAGCTAAGCTTCTCGTACTCTTGGACGAACTTGATCGCGTCTCCCGTGACCCCGCATCCAAAACAGTGGTATATCTGCTTAGCGGGCGAGACCACAAAAGAGGGGGAGTTCTCGTCATGAAAAGGGCAAGGCGCTTTGTAGTTTGAGCCGACCTTCTTCAGCTCGACATAAGAGCTCACCGTATCGATGATATCCATAGATGCTTTGATGGCGTCGACGCTCTCTTGTGCGATCATCCATCTTCTCTTTTTGTTCTTCGTTCCGGTCGTGTTGGTTTTGCAGAATGTTTTGCAGAAGGTTTTGCGGTCGTCTTCTTTTGTCTAGAGCCCGCGTCCGTATTCTCAGGAGTCGGGCTCTCATCCCTGCTGATATCTCCCCCCGCCTTTGATACGGACTCATCCTCTTTTTCTGGGTAATACTTAGCTACAAAAACGCCCTCTTTGATACCGACGTATTGGTAGTCCATAAAGGGTGCAGGATGGCTGTTCCCCGCGATTGTTCCGTTTATCAGCACATAGGTCTCAAAGGACTCATGCGCTTTCGTGTCTGCGTCGTAAGGCGTACACCCCATCTCAACAAGGGCTTCATAGTTCTCTTGTGTGGCCTGAAGCTCATATCCGTGCATGCGGGTTTGCAAGAGCCTTTTCTCCAGTCTGTCGACCTCTTTGACGCAGTACTGAAGTCGATGTGTCGCCTTAACCAGATCATCGGCAATGTTCTCTCGAGGGGAGATATTGCACCACATGCTCTGCAGTATGCGGCCTTGGAAAAAGTTCAGATCAAGGTATTGTACAAGATCGTTGAAGTTTTTCACCCATTCGGGTATTAAGAGGTCGTTCTCAACGTCGGGTAATGTTAACGGGGGCATAAGATATCCTTTTTTTACAGTGTCATCTGATCTATACGGCTATCTTCTCTTCAAGCGTATAGTGCTCTTTTAAGACCAGTCTGATTCCTTTGTAGAACAGGTCCACTCTCTTGTCGTTTTCCATCTTGTCTATCATCCTGACAAGATCCTCTTTCTTAAAACAGGTAACCTCCACGGGGGTTCCTCTTCTGTAGACCCTGAAGCAGTGCCTGTTTCCCTCCTTCATAAGGTTCTGATACATCCTTTTTGAGTTCTCTTTTCCGAATATGTCGCTCAGGTCTTTATAGGAGAACATATCGTCTGCGCTCTGTTTAAGCGATCCGTCTGGGAGAAAATGAGACTTGTACTCGCGCATGGGGCACCACTCACTGTCATGATAGTAGACGATGCGGACCCTCGACGGTTCTTGTTCTACACGGGGACATTTACCCATTTACCCCCTCCTTATGGTAGAGGATCTCTCTCTCTTTGGCTCTCCAGTGCTCTATGGCCTCTGTCCTCTCTCTTCTGAGCACGATCATCTCCGAATGCACCGGCGTTGATCGCTTCAGGCAGTCCTCAACGACGACGCTGTCTATACCCTCTAGGTACATCTCTTGAAGTTTCTCGAGTCTGGATATGTGCTTTTGGATATATTCCAAGGGAGTGGAGTCATTCATCTCTTTATAATCTTGAGGGGTCCACTTAAACAGTCTTTGTGATGTTTTCATGCAGAGTCTATCTCTTTGAGGATTGCATCGCTCTCTTGAGGGTCGGGCCACATGCTTGGATCGGGCTTGTGGGTGGTGATGCGATGGATCAGGGTGTCGCTGTAGCATATACTTGTCTTGAGCGCCTGAGCCGTGACGTCATTTTTTTCACTCAAAAAGGTGATGAGATCATCTATCTCTCTCTGTCCGAAGCGCATATTTTTGTGTTTCATGAAACAGGATCTGAAATCATTAAGCATGTACAGGCCCGAGAGCGCAGGAACATACGACAACTCGGAGATCTTCTTGGGATCGGGGATGTGAAGCTTGGAGCCTTTAAACGAGATGGGTTCGCTCACCGATATGGCCTCGTTGCCGATATCTTTAAAGAGGTGATACGCCAGATCGACATATCCGCTCTTGCGATAGTGCTCCATCGTGCCATCTATCTTTTTTCGTATCTTCATAAGGGTAAGCTCTTGATACGTTTTGGCGAGGTAGTTGCCGCCTGAGTGTTTTTTATGGTCTACCTTTGCGTCATCAAAACATTTATCGGCCCACGCAAGCACACCGATGCAGTTAAGAAGATTGCGCTGTGAAACACTAAGCGAATCCACAAAGGAGTGCAGGAGTTGATCGCGCACACTGATAGGATTTTTCATCTCATCAGACTTTCAGCACATACATGAAAAAAGATATATGCTAAAAAAAAGGCCACGCCAATAACCGTATTTTTTATGATATTTCTATAACGACACACTGTTTTTTTAAAACTCATTCGCACAAGAACCATCCTTTTTTGTGTTTATAAGGATAATTCTACATTTTTATGAATTAAAATACAAATTTTTGTGGTTATAAATTCACTTTTATTTGTTTATATCTATATTATCGACAATTTGTTGCATTTTGTTACACTCTGAACGCATCTCTTTCATCAAAAACCCCATAAGCTCTGCCGCCCCATGATCGATGCATATCTCGATACCGTCGCTCCCTTTAAACAGCTGTGTGTTTATGAAATCCAAGGAGACGATATAGTTGTCCATCTTCTCCAGCACCATGTTCATATCTTTTTTCTTCTTCTTCATCTTTTCCCCGTACTGTTTTCTTATCAATTGTATTACAATTGCATTACTTTACAATTACCACAGAAGTATATCATTACCCTGTAAACCTAGCATAAATCTACTATAAGCCCATGGCTTTTATCTTCTCGTCCAAGAGCGCCGCCTGATCTTGAGCGTTCATCTTTGCTATCTCTTGGGTAGGTGTAGACTCAGGCGGTGGGCTTGAGGGTACGGAGCTCTCATCTGCCTTATTGCGATAGACATCGCTTAAGGATCTGAACTCAAAGTTCTGCACCGGAAAATTGATATACCCCTGCTTCGTATCCTTCAGCCCCTTCAGGTTCTCTCGCCTTAGTGCATCGGCGGAGGAGACCCATCCCGATGCGGATTGGGCCAAGTCAAGACTCCACTGCTTGGCTCTGCCGCTTTCGCTTCCCGTCAGCGCCGCTCCGTAGAGCCGGTGCATCTCTTCGGAGTTTAACTTCATCATCACCTTCATAAGGTCCTGCTCTTTTTGTGTGTACCCTCCGAAGGTCTCTTTGATGCCCGATGTAATGGCCCAGTCGTCTGGGTCTACCGAGAGAAGATCCCTCTTGAATCGCTCCGGAGCGTACTGAAACCTGCCCGCTACGGATTCGATATCTTCAAGGTCGTACTTATCGAGCTCCTTAAATGCCTCCTCGATGGAGACGGATGCACGGATCTTCCGCTTTGTCGCACTGTCTTTGAAGGTCTTCCAGTCCGTATACTTCGGGTCGCCTTTTTTAAACCGCTCCTCATCCGCGGCGGTAGGCTCCTCGTCAAAGGCTTCTTTGAAGTTGGCTCTGAACTTGGGCAGGTCGGCTTCGTTAAGGCGGTACTCTTTGTCATCTTTTCCGGCCTTTGGCTCAGACTTGCGCTCGAGGGCGTATCTTTCGTCCAGCCGGCCCTGCACCTTATCCAGCCACATCCGTGTTGCTGAGGGGTTATCTATGGCCACCTTCTCCTGCATTATCTTTGGGACAAACGCATCAAACTGATCCTGCGTTATGTTTCCTATGAACTGGTTTTTGTTGCCGTAGTCATCCAGCATTGCAAACACACTTCTGTTTTGTGCATCAAGTTCTTCTTTCCTCTTATCCTGTTGCGTCTTAATATCCGCCGCTTGCGTCTGCGATTCGTTTCTCTTGATCGCTGAGTCTATCTGCGCCTGCTGTGAATTAATTCTTGTGTCGTAGCTATCAAGCTCTTTTTCTTTCATCAGGTTTGACACCTTGGCTCCGGCGGTCTGCTCGTCCAGCAGGTCAGTTCGCGACCGCCTGTCTTGATTATCGTTGATGATAGAGCCTACCTTAAGCAGACTATCGCCCACATGGGTCAGGGCGTTCTTCTCAGAAGGTCTTCCAAGGGCCAAAATAGCCGCATTATACTGTGGTCGTTTCATTTTTCATCCTTTACCGATCTCTTGCATACAGGACACTTTGGGTATCCCTGTATGAAATGCGCGCCGCATGCGCAGAATATAAACTTCGGTCCTCCCGTCTGGGCATCATGTTTTCCGTTCATCCTATCTCCTGTGTTTGCGCGGGCGCAATTTATGGGTTAAGCGCTTCAAGAGCAGCCACCCGAAGCTCAAGCGCAGCGTAATTCTGCGTAAGCGTGGTTATGTCCGTCTGAAGCGCTAAGACCTTGGCGTCATACTCGGCCTTACTCACGTATCCGTTTGTCGTATCTTTCTTCAACTTCTTAACCTTCTTAAAAGCCAAGTTCGCCAAGGTGTCCGTTGCCTTATACATACCCTCTCTCCGATGTTTTTAATATTTCTATATAACTTCTTTAACGCTTACATCTTTAGCAAAACCCGAACTCACAGGTGCGCCCGATCTCAGATAAAGCATCGGCCTCGTCGTTGTGGCTACGAACTGGAAAGTCACCAATTGAAAATTAACCGTGTCCGTTACGGTGACACTATCGGCTATAATGGTTCCAAAGCCTGCATCTGCATACACCCTAACGAGAACACCGGCTCCTGCTTCCATCTTCAGCAGTGCCGACACTTCCCATGTCTTCCCTACCTCGGTGTAGAATACGTTAGTGACACCGTAATAGTTTGCACTTGCTGAAAAGTGTACAACCCCATTGGTGACAGAAGAAGCCGTGTCATAAATGTTCCAGTATTTTAAGCCTTCAGCAAATCCCCCGTTTAGCAAGATATTGTTTCCGGCGATCACATAAGGCATCAACTCCTGTATGGAGATAGCATTCAATACCGCGCTGGTGGTCAAGGTAGTCACGAAGTTCAACTGTCCGCCCTCCAGCTCCATCACAACATCAATCTGAGTCACACCGCCCGCACTGATGTACTGAAGTATCCTTGTAAACTCTCTATACAGCAGAGTCCCCACGATAGACGTTGTATCAATCGTCATCCTGTATTTCCTGTCTTTACCCAACGTAGCAGATAGGGATAAGGCTCCTGTACCCCCTGCACTGTCAAAGACATAGGTACCTAAAGAGTGTGACCAGCCAAGGCCCAATGTCCACTCCAAGACGTCCAGCGTTGGTGATAAGAGGTACTCCGGCTGAAGTTCAAGAACCGAAGGAGGCATTATTGCGGGTAGGGATTGGTTGCTTGCTCTGTATAGATTCCCTGAATCCGTACCGAAGTATATATCGTCTGTTTTATCCTCTAGTCTTAACCTCTCTTCACTGCTTATAGATCCCAATATTTCAATCGCCCCGATGGAAGGTTCTATTCTGATAAGATAAAACAGGGAGTTGTCTGAATAACAGGTGGTATAGATACATCCATCCTTCCCTAGTTCAAAAGGTTTGAACATAGCCTGATGCTCATTATACGCATGGAGGTATCTCAATGATAAAAATGTGCGTTTATACACAATAGCCCCCGTCACTGCGTTCATCCTGTATATAACAAGACTTTTATCAGGATCAGGCAAAGAGGTAATACCGACTATATCCGTATCGCTAACCTTAGCTATCCACCCGCTGTTTGTGGTGTCTGTTCCTAGTATATGCGTTCCGGTAAAAGTCTTTGTAGCTGTATCAAAGACAAATATGAGAGAATTTGTGGCTATGGAAGCGGCTACGACATACGAGGAAATTATTATTTTGGTCCCCATAGCAACACAGTTGTTCATGCCGTAATCCGCTAACAGCGCGTATGTCTCATTACTAAACCCGCCTTTGGTATTGTCAAAGTCATATGGGTTAAACCATCCGATTGTACCCGCATCACCAACACGATACTGAACACCTGAACCGTATACTAAACCGTCAGAACCAATACAAAATCCTTGGAAGTAATGACCTCTGGTCGGGCCGTTATCACCGCCTAAATAACCGATGAAGGTCTTATCTGTAGCATTCGCAGGTTTAATAAATAAAATTTGTGAAGGATACCCACCGCTCACAATGTCGTCATTAGGCATTTTCACAACTTCTATCCTAGAGGCACTGGCATCATAATTGGTATATTCAGTAAGAGTTTTGAAGTTGTAATCAGACCACCCTCCGTAGTTCCTAGCAGAGAGTAACATTTTGTCAACACTAGACTGAACCAAGTTGCTCAGTGCATAAGGAAATGTTGCAACAGTGACAGGATATTGATTATTTACACCGTCAGTCGCAACCCCAATAACAGAAGAACCTGATGAAGGTATAGGGCCCATCCCTGCTGATGAATAAGGGGTTCCCGCTGCTACTAAAATCTCAGAACCTAAAAATTCAGGTTGACCATCTTGATTAGTCCAAGGCCCGATATCGGGATTGACAACTGCTGTGATAGTGTCGTTGTATAGAAAATAATCGCCATCTGTGTATCCAACTACTCCAGTAAATGTAGCCTTTACACCCCATCTCAGCTGAGTTAATACAATGTCCCCTAAATTGTCTGTAGTTGACGCAATAAGTGTTTGAGTTATACCGTCTTTAGTAGTTTGATATAGTCTTGAAGTAGGGGTTCTTCCCAGAACTGTGTAAATATAATCCTGCCCGACAGCTAAAGAGGTACCTCTTGGATCAGTTACGGATGTGCCTACGGTAGTCAGAAATGTAAAAACATTGGTAGCGGTATTAACCTCTCCTAGCTGTCCGACACCTGCACCAATACCGTAAACAATAAGTTTACGTGTAGTAGGATCGATAGCCATTGCTCCCTGACCGGAGAAAGCATTCATGCCGGTGACCGCGTCCCAGTCAAAGGTATTAGTAGCAGGGTCAAACACAGAGATATGATAGAACCCGCCAGAAGAGGGGCCGTGAATGTATAACTTCCATTCATCAGATCTAAGCTTATCAACGCCACCGTTATACTCAAACCCTAGTGCTGGATCTGCCTGAACTTGTTGAGTTACGGTTCCCAGCTCATCATCTATTATGATAACGTCCATAGGAGTAGATCCGTATTTCTCCCGTACAAAGAAAATCCATTTCCACTCGGTGGATGTGGGTGACTTAGGTATTTGAGCATTGAAGAAGTTATTGGAGGTTTTGATAGGTTGCCCTAAATCTTCTCTAGGAAGAGCTACCGTGTTCGATTGGAGTGAAATGTTATTTTCATCCCCATACACCTTAATATCTATAGTGTGGGTAAATACTCCATCAGGGCTTGTTTCCGTGATAGAGAGTGTGAATTTACCACTGATCAGATCCGTAGATTGCGCCGTCGCAATACCCGTATTGGTGTCAAAACTTACCCATCCGTAATCATTTTCCAAAACAAAGGTCGATAACGTTGTATCTCCAGCCGGAGTTAAGGTGATTAGCCCGCCTTGAAAGGTGGACGCTCCGGTGTAGGTAAGGGACGATACGGCCACAAACTTCTTGTGATCAGCGGAGTTCAGTTTTAACTCGAAAGTATCGTTTATATCAAAGAGGGTATTGTCTTTCATCAATCAAACACTACAAACTTCACGGCGACGTCTCCGGACGCTCTGCCAAAGACAAGCCCTTGCAGCATACCTGATGTCACCCCGCCTTCGGGTTTAAGCAATCCGCCCTGAATGGTTTCAGACGGGGTTGCCGTGGCGTAGCAGTACTCCGCACTTACCTTGGAGATGTTTTGGACGATAAAGGCCGTATCAACAGTGTTGAGCTGGACCCACCCTGCGCCCACTTCACAGGTTTTATTTTTAGTTGTTGCCATCTTTGTCTCCTTGGATCTTCCTAATGGATTCTATGTTGCTTCTGCAGTCATTGGCGTAGAGCCAAAGCTCGACACTGTAGGCCGCAACCTCACTCTGTTTTTGCGCCCGCGGAATTTTTGGCATAGCTTTTAAGCTCAGGCTCTGGGCCGGTATCTTCTGTTTGATATACACCGTCTTCTCCACCGTTTGTACTTTCGGCCTGCATGTCGCGCAACCCTGAAAGAGTATTGCTAAGAACATCACTAACGTCGCCGTCTTCATCGTCTTGTACATCTCCTATCCTCTCATACAATTTAAAAGCCCTCTCTTGAGCCCATATCTCCTGTTCATACTTTGATACGATGATCTTCATCGTCTCCTTGTACTCCGCCTGTGCCTGCTTGAGACTTTGGGCATTTTCGTTGGCAATCTTGCTCACCTTAAGCCACTCATCGCCTACCTGTTCCGCCGCCTGCAGGTTTAGCTCGGCATCTTTTTTATGGTACGCCACCTGAGCATTAAGCATCGCTATGATTGCGATAACGGATACGACCCCTATAAAACCGATAAGGTACTTTTTCCAAAACATCACATCTCCCTTCTGAAGGCGTCCATGCCCTCTTTAAACTGTGGGCAGCTCTTTGTCACGCCCTCGACCTCACAATGGCCTATGATGTTCTCCTTGCTGATACCAAACTCAACACAAAGCTCACCCGTCAGTCGCTTAAGTGCAAACATCTGAGCGGGCGTATACTCCCCTTTTCCGATAAGACAGATCCCGATGGAGTCGGCATTCGCGCCAAGCGCATGCGCGCCTATCTCTTCGGTGTCAAGATAGCCGTTACCGTCCATCTCTCTGCCGATCTCAATGGCGCCGTCCATACTCTCAATGATCAGGCCCTGACCCAAGTTCCCGTTGTTGATGATGAAGTGATACCCGATGTCACGCCATCCGTTCTCTTGAACATGCCATCGTCTGATATCTGCCGAACTGCCGTGTTTACTGTCTGAGCAGTGGATGATAATACGTTTGATCTTTGCCATCTAATTTCCTTCACTTGTTTTTAAAAGCGCGTTTCGTATCCGCTTTCCGATCATCGCTACGACATCGTACTCGGGGAGCTCCTCATGCGTCTTGATCGCGTAGATGTTCCCTATGATGCTGTAGACCTCGGACAGGATAAGCATATTGATCCCCGCCAGCAGAACACTGCCAAAATCGGCACCGACCGCCTTGGCTCCTATGGCAAGAACGATAGGGATCAAAATAAGTGAAAACTTCGATATGATCCCGTACTTCATCTTGTTGGACGTTATGCTCTCTTTAATAGCCCGCGCCTTGAGTATTCCCGTGCTATAGTCCATTCCAAGCAGAAGGCTAAAAAGCATAAATGCTTCCGCGTTTATCCCAAGATAGACCAGTGTGGAAGAGAGGGCAAACGAACCTGTCGTAAACAGAACCTTAGCCGTCACGCTCGCTTCAGGCAACATATAGACTCCTTGTATGGGTATCAATCTTACTTTTCATTTTCTCTTCCCTCATCCTCTTCAATAGATTTTTCACAATGTCTCTTGTCCAGCCAGTGCAGAGCTTTGCACAAGGCGTACCGCCACCCCTTATCGCCATTTCGTATATGTTTTCCCATCCGTGAGGATATCGTCTCGTCCGGATCACCGTTAAACAAGGTGTTTACAAGCTGATCCAAGCTGATTAAGATATTCCATAGGTAGTTTTTCATTACAAGGTACCTGCCAGCAAAAATATATTATCAAGATCATCACTGCTCATTCCAAGCACTGTAGACAAGGCTATAAGACTAGCGGAGTCTCGATTGATCTCCGTGGAGTACTCCCACTCAATCTTAATAGATTCGTCTGTTCCATTCGCTACTGCTTCGGATACGGTTGCAAGCAATCCCATTTCCAACAGTGCCAGCCTTGCCTGTCTCATAGTCACTACATTAGGGAGTTCGGGCTGAAGAACGGGGTTTAAATGTGCTTCGGCCTCCAGCTTTGTTATGGCAACCTTATCGCCTATCAATGCATCTTGTGATCCGTCGTCGGCGTAGGCATATACCTCCCCTTTATCATCTTTAAAATACTTCATCTATTCTCCTGCTCTTATCTAAGCTCTGACCATGATTGTATCGCTATGGCAGAGGTGACTTTGTAGGTATGTCCGTTAGGCACGACAAATGATCCTTGAAGCCCGTCATAAGCGCTGGTGGAAGTGATAATAACAACACCGTTCACCGTCACCGTGAAGCCTCCGCCGGCATTACTGTTTCCTGATCTCACCGTGACCATAATTGGTTTTCCGGTAGTATTCGTGTAGGTTGTGTTTAAAGCCCTAGTAGCCGTAAGGTTCTGCCAGCTTTGAGCTATCCCTACCCCAAATGTTGGAAGAACAACGCTTTCGCTTGCTCCATTACCCTTAACTAAATAAAGTGTGCTACCCGATAAGACAAGCGCGTCATTAACATGCAGAGCCTGTGCTGATGCGGGCGACAATTTAGAATTTGCCAGATCATAAGCACTCTTCACTGCAGCCGCCGATGCAGGTGCAGAAATATCCGTGCTTGCGACCGAATTGATCACGGTTTTTCCGTTTAGCAAGGCGCTGTCAGCCGCTTTGGCACCCGAATTTAGCTTCGTTGCCGCCAGATCATAAGCACTCTTCACTGCAGCCGCCGATG